TAGAAAACGCAGAAAACGCATAACTCGTAGAAAACGCAGAACTCGTAGAAAACGCAGAACTCGTAGAAAACGCAGAACTCGCCGACGCAGATAATTTATATATATAATTTATTTTAGCAATTATATATATATGAGTTTTCCAACAACACCATTTGTACCTTTAAAATTACCGAAAGCACCAGCAAAATTACCAATAACACCCGTAAACGCAAAAGCGGAGCTGGATAATGCACGAAGAAAATATTATGCAGCTTTAGATGCCAAAGAAAGAAAAGAAAAACTTAATGCAGAAATTGAAGCACGAAAGAAATTAGCAGCAGTATCAACAAAATTACAAAAAGCTAAAGCTATAGAAGAACAAAAAAACGTAGCAAAGAATACCGTTCCAAATCATCTCGATAAATCTCAAGTAATTACAGAATATAATAAGGCTGTCGGGCATCATTTGGATGTCCAGAGCGAGTTTAAGGAAGCAAAAAAGAATCATCAAATAGCAAAAAAAGCGGTTGCTTCAACAGGTGGTAGACGGCGGCGAAGACGCCAAACTCGCCCCAAAAGAAAAAAATCTAAACAACGGGGTCGCAAAAGACATACAAAGAAACGACGCAAAAGACATACAAAGAAACGACGCAAAAGATATACAAAAAAACGACGTCGGTCTCGTCGTATATAGATTTATTAACTTCTAATAATTACTATACATGTTTAGAGTAATTATTAGTTCAATAATAGCAGTTGCTTCATTATTTATAGGATTCTATCCACATACGGAGAATTGTAGTATATTGAAACGGTTTGGATATCAAACATGTCCTGGTTGGGAATTACACATTATTTTAGGCAGTTTATTATATATTTTAGCGGTTTTCATATCCCAGAAATGTAATTTTAATTTAATTACTTCTTATGCATCATCTTATACATCAGAAACATTAAAAGAAGTCCAAAACCAGTAAGATACATATTTGCAAATGCTGGCACAGTTTTAGATTTCTTTTGTTGCTTCTCTCCACGAAGCAACTTATTTCCTGATAAAAACCCTTCTGTTCTCTTTTGATCAGCTTCATACTCATTTATTTCTGCGACTGCTACATGTCCACTAGTGGGAGGATTGGTTCTATCGTCTCCTTGCACAGGAAATGCGACTTCTTTACAATCAGGAGTAGCTCCTTGTTGAAAAGCAGAAAACATACTCATTGGGTTTAAGGCACCAGCATCTTCTAAAATACCAGGTAAAAGACCTCTGAATTCAGAGAAATTCACGCCTAATCCCGATGATATTAATGGTATATTACCATCGGGTACATTATCAATATAAATATATCGAGGCACAATTTTTTTAGTTGATACATCTTTGCATTTGCCTGCTGTTTTAACATAAAATTTAGGCCCTAAAGGACCCCCGGTATCAGAAGCAGGTCCTCCTCCTGCTACCAATAATTCTACATAATTTATAATACCCCCAACATTTTTTGCCATTGCATCCATATTACCAGCACTACTTGCACCCATTGCTCCCGGTGTTCGAATATGTTTATAATATTTATAATCGGGTCCGAGCATATTTTCTTCAAGACCTACTGCTCCATTTGCTATTTTATCAAAAAAATTTGCCATGCTTATATAATACTTATATAAAAATGTCTGTTATTATATAATTATATGGAAACTAGAAGAGAATGCAGAATTTGTATGATAGGAAGTGATGAAGAAAGTCTTATACAACCTTGTAGATGTAATACTGCTTACGTTCATGAATCTTGTTTACAAAAATGGAGAAATGCGAATATTGATAATGAAAAATATAGTAAATGTGAAATATGTCAAACAGACTATGTTATATTGCAGGATTATCCAAAAGAAACATTTGAAATAATACCTAGATCAACACGCACTACTTGTCCGTTATTTTGTATATACGCCGTATACTTGCTCATTGGATCAGCGGGAATTACTACACTTGATATGTTTTGTAATCAGACATCGTTAGTGATATTAAACGGAGGAAATAGTAAGACTATCATTAAATTTGATATCGATGATAGCTTGTCTTGGTTTATTTATTATTTAAGTTACACTTCATATATTTATTGTATGATATTTTTTATACACATAGTATTGGGATTAATAACTTGTGTTCACAGAAAACAAGTTTATATGAAAAAAATAAGATATAAATTTACTTTTTATTTTATTATGAGTTGGACATATTTTTACAATTTTTTCATTTTTTATAAAGCGATGAATAGGGTAGATCTATATATGACAGCATCATTGGCGACTGTTCCAATTAATTTTTTTATTATGAAAAGAGTAGCACAAATACACGACAGTACTATAAAAGAATTAAATACCAATAATATAGAAACAATTATATCTGTGAGGTATAATCCTTTAATAGAAATTACAACAGTCGAGGATGAGGCCGAAAATTAAATGCCACTTCCAGCCTTATCTAATTCCTTTGCTTTTTGATTTTTTGCATCATTAACATCACGCACAGTAGATTTTATAGTAGTGGCATTTTTTGCTACATCCTTTTTATTTTTTGCAATCTGTGTAGTAAATCCTTTTACTTGGGTTCGTAATGCTGATAAACGCGTTTCAATATTTTTTTTAAAATCATTAATTTCCGTTTGTTGTTGCTCTAGTGTAGCTGTATTTTTGTATGTTAAATCGTGTTGATCTGGATTACAGTTGGCTAAACCTTCTATATCAATATTTATGAAATGTTGAATAATTAGATACATCATTAAAAAAATTAAAATTAATGTTAATGTCATTTTATATATATATAAATTTATTATTTATCGGGCTTAAGTGCATCGGCCATTTGTGTAACATGTTTGAGATTTAATTTTATATTCTCAGTATTATTATTCATTTGGACTTCTTCTGATGTTATAAGTTTAGACACCTTGTCCATTAAAGCTAATAATTCTTTTTTGGTATTTGCCATTATTGTTTTTGTATAGGAAGCAGCTTGTATATTTTTTTGTACAGCTATTGTTTTACAACCATCTTCCGCATCAGATGGCGTTTTGCAACTATTTTCTAAACCTTCTTTAGTTGATAAAATAAAATGATTGATGATTAAATAAAAAAACATAAATATCAAACTATATACTATTATCTTGTTCATAGTATATATTTACTCGATTTTTATTTTCTCAACTGGTTATATATAATGAATAATATCAAGAAGAACAGAACCGGGTTAAAATTATTAGGTGCACGCCGAGATTCTGCCGGTAGGGTATATGGCGGAAAATACCACCGCTTTACTATGAATAAAACCCAACAAAATCAACCCGTGTATTCCAATGTTCAACCAAGATGTCCGGGAATAAAAGGACAAAGAGGAGGAAAAGATTGTTCAGGCTCTAAGACTAATGTAGGCTGTAAAAGTTGCTTTGGTTGTGTTTATACATTTGATGTATCCAGCAATGCTTTTGGCGGAGCTTACCCTTCCTATGGTAATTTTATTAATATAAATCCTGTCGTAGATTTAAGTTCGAATCCACCCTGTGAATGGCAATACAATGGTATAGTTGAAGGGTTTTCTTTAACTGGTACTCTCCCCTATAATGCACGGGTACAAATTAGCATAGAAGATAATAAATGTATATCAGTCCAAGATATTCGTGGTGTATATTTTTATGCTCCGATTGGAGGCAATAATGGTACCTATACTGGAAATTTTTACGATTGCTCGGGGACTTCTATTCATAGTCATTATAAATTTGGTCCGACTCTGACATCAAGTAAATTTATTACAACGGCTAAAAGAATGGGAGCGCCGTACAGAAACCCCATTGCAGGATGGAGAAATAGTTTAAATTGTAATTATATCGATTGTTCTGGTGGTGTTAAAGGTGGTGCTGGTACTTCTCATTGGGGTAAACAACCAACGAATACTGTATATAAAGACAACTATTCTGGTCCAAAATCTAATTGTTTTCCTGACCTTAGTGGTTGCGGATGCTGCGCTAAAGATTGCTCTAATGCTATAGTACACCGACCAGGTATTCAAGGTCGCACACATCGTCCTATTATTCGCTCTGGTATGCAAGAGAAACGACCCTGCTGCAGAGATAGCAATGGAAAGTGTAATAAAACGAATGACTATAGTTTTAGTTATTGGCAATATAAACATAATAAACGATGCTTGGACTACGAGAGAAATCAGGAAAAATATGTGACCGATATTTATCCGGCTTGTATAACTGGTAGAGATGGTAAACAACACTGTCAAAATGCCTATAGAAAAGCTTCATGTTGTGATTGTTGTCTACATTGTGACCAACTGATTGATAATAGTACAACTGGTTTGACGTACATTCCACAAGTAGGGGATAGTGCTACTCAAGTATCATCTGGTGCTGCTGGTACTATAATTTCAACAAGTTTTACACAACCAGATTTAGATAATTTTACTATTAGGAATAATGATTGTGATATTTTATTCGAGAATGGTAATGGTATTATAATTACAGGTCCAGCTGGTCAAACTGAAACCATTTATGCGTTTACGATAACAACAACAACTTTTCCAACAAATGCTCTTGGTTGTGGCAAAGCCATGGCCAAAACCATCTACAAACCAAGCAACAAAAAGTTTAGTCATCAAGGAGCAGTTACTTCTGGCGGCCGTCTCGAGAGATTGAAGCTAGACACTATTAAATCAGCCAATTCTAAATGCATTAAAGGGAAGAAATGTATAACGATTCCAAGTAAATTTGTGGGACTCAATAAGACTTATAAATATCCTAATGGCAAATATGATGCTGGTAAGCCTCGCTTTACTGGCTGGATGTTTAATTGTCATCATTCAGAAGTAAAAGGAAGAGTATATAACATGGGTCGCTACAATCAACAACCATTGGGTATTCCTCAATTAACGGCTCATCCACCGGGAAAAACTTGTATTAAGCAATGCTTCCCTCGCACATTAGATTTGAGTTCGAATCGATCTACTGCTGCTGGTAACAGAGCTAGAATTCCGGGATCTAAATGTTCTGATTGTTGTATTTTTAGTCTGTATGGCAATTCAACATCACAAGTATCTGATTTTGTGCCTGGATCAATTGTACTTCAACCTAGTACTGGTTGGACGGGGACAATTCTTGGTAACAGGGGTAATGTTCCTGACAAACCGACTTGGGGATGGTTAACTGTGCGATGGAATGGACATGGTATTTGTCAAAAACCCGATATCACCAGAGATCCCTCCCCACCCCTCCCAGATCATTTGGAAATCATTAATACCACTAATTATTTTAAAATTCAAACAATTACGACCATATCTGGAGGTAAATACGGTTGTGCTCATTGTTTTAACATACCTAATCAAACCGGTCAAGGCATACCCTGCTGTTAACAGTTCTGCATAAGAAAATTATATTTTACTAATAATACAGATTCGAGAAAAAACGCATTCAAGCTGATTTAGAAAGAAATATTGAAAAATTACAAAAGAAGCTAAACATTGTATTCCACAGTTGTAGAACAATCTGAAACAGAATATTCTACAACTATCGAAACGTTCATTCAATCTTTATATGATATGAAAACGCGAACAAATGATATTCCAAATATTATTTGGTAAGATTATCATTTGTATTTTCTTTGTCTTATATAAATGTGGAGCATAAAACAAAGAAGAACCAAACCAAGAACTGTAGGAAATAAGGTGATATATCCAAAATTAAATGCAACGGCTAAACCAAATAGATATGTCAATAGAAATACTTATTTAGATGTAAAATGTAACAGAGACAAAGGTGCTGGCTGTACTATTGTTGGTTGTCAGTGTTCAACAGATGCCTCTGGAAATACTTATTGCTGCAAAACAGCCCCATATCGCAATCCGATTTTGGGCTATAGGAAGCATTTGGTAGATTGCTCGGGTAACACAGATCTTTCAGGATGCGGCTATACCAATGATGTATCAGGGAATGTCTATAAAGATAATTATGCGAAATCTTGCGGTGATCCTGCAAATTCCTTGGTATGCTATAATCCAGTAATCAAACTAACTCAAAATCGTAATGGTTGCGTCAATGAATCCTATAATTATAGTACAAATCAATACTTAACTCGTCGTTGTCTTACTTTCTCCCAACAAGAATTTAATTTCCAATCTCAAATTCCCGTTGATGCTTGCGGGGGTACAAAATTTAGATCTTGCGCGAATTGTCAATATGACTCATCTGGTACTTGCAATTGTTCTATTAATGGATTTTGTACAGGAATCAATAAATTACCCTGTGAAGTTAAAAATACTAAATGTTTTGCTATTTATAAAAGAAGTAATCCAAAATTCAATAGGCAAGGTGCAGTATCGGGTGGATCTCGAATTAATAGATTAAAATATCAAACCAGAATAACAGCACAAGGTAGAAAAGTGAATGGTAGAAATAATGTAATTAATCGCCAAGGTCCAGCTGCCAATTATATGACGAGTAGGCCATTAACTATGAATGCGCCCGGCTGTTGGCTTAATAAAGATAGAACAAGAAGTGGTCTTGCTCAAAGATGTATTGTTGACTGATCCTGAGTGTATTACAATACAACAATAAAGTATATCAGCTTAAATAAAAAAATTGAATGTATTTAATAGCAAATTTAAAGTTATTAAACCAAATATAACAATTATTTTCAATGATGCCGCACAAACAACTCGAATATTATGTACAACGGAAAGAAAACAGTACCATAAACAAGTATCTCCGACGATTGACTAGTGTTGGTACAAATTCACTTTGCCACAATTCATATGCACATAAGGTAGCAGTTCTTATACAACAAAACGATTTTACTAAAAAAATGAAAAACGATGTGTCTTTGTTATACTTCGTAGCCGATTTCGTGGATTTCATGCATTGCGTGGAGAGAAGAGAGGGATTAAATGACTATTTTGCAAACCTCACAACTAGTCGTTTTACTTATGAAAATAAATTCGAATTTCACGAAGAAATGATGATAGAAAATATACTTTATTTAATGGATAAACGCAAGATCATATTCTTTCAAATGGGCGTTCCAGATTATCTGACAATGGAAACATCTACAAAACATGTTTACAACGCACACGCACTTTGTATCATTATGATACCTAGAGAAGATAGTTATGATTGCTATTATATCAATTCCCATGGACACACCATCGAAACCCAGAACTATTATGAGTTTATTATGTCAAAGAAACGATTGCGTAAGATCAAACTTACAGAGTCAGCCGATGTTGTGTTCATAAAAGCTTTGGTTGATCATATTAATACTAATAGTGAGATTAAAGTCAATTACGATGGTACATCTAAGTATACATATAGAGGCGCAAATTTACAAGCAGGAGATAATCATGGTGTTTGTTTTATTTATCCCTTAATTATTTGGTGCCATTTTGGAATGTTCTATACAAAAAGTCAAATATTAGAAACAGAGTTTGGAAAGATTGAAGTTCCGACGGGTGAAAGCCTTATGAAGTCAGGACAATTCAATCATTTTATAGAATCGTTGTTTTGGCGATTCTGTCCCAAATATTTTGAAATTCTGCACCATCAATATAGTTTAAATGCTTCACAACAAAAGTTTTCTAAGTTTATGGAGAAGAGCATCGCACAAGATACATATCGATTTATTAAAATGTTAATTGGCCCATACATATCATATATTCAACAATCGGGGTTTAAACATAAAATTAAGTATTAGTATAAGTTATCATGTCAACTGAATTGCAATTATTACGAGAATCAATTAAAACAAATATCAGTGCTATAACAAATGTATATGATATTACCGGTCAGTGGTTGCCACCGGGAAATTATTATTTTTTAATTAATTATACTAGTACAGGGTGTGTAAAGGGAGAATTAAATTGTAGAGGATTTAAAGCAGAATATACTTTTGCGTTAAAAGATATTATTAAAATGATGGCTTGTGCTCAAGCCCGACTTGCTAGACGAGCAAATGTTAGAGATGATGATATGCCTACTTATAATTCACCTATAACATCTCCTACTGCTAATTACCCTTCAAATTTAGTTAGTCACAGGTACGGAAATGTTCAGCCTCCTCACACATCACCAACAATGAGGACTCATCGTCGTCGTTTACCAAATATTAATACACAACCTACTTGTATGATTTGCCTAGAAATTTTAGGTGATAATCCGAAAACTCTAGCATGTCAACATAAATTTCATGAAGCTTGTATAACTAGATGGTGTACTACCAGACAAACTTGTCCTATTTGTAGACGACGCGTATCATTAGGCCGAGGTACCGTGGCTAATAGAAGAATATCTAGATATGCAGTTATTAATAGACACGTGCGCACATACGAAAGACAATCTGGAGCAGGAACTCAAAATAGACGGGCACGAGTAATGCCAGGGCGTAGATATAGAAACATGCAATCTTTGCCAAGTTTAATTTCTTAAATTTTTATCATTGTTTACAATAAATGACCAATAATAAAAAACGTAAAAGGAAGAAAGTCAAAAAGGAAATTGTTTACAGAACCAAAGAAGAGAGACAAAAAGAAGTTAAAACTATCCTTGAACAATTAAGCGAATTCGATTTAGATAGCAAATACGAACCTATTAAAAAATTATATTGTTTATTTAAAAACTATATAGCTGAAGGCAGCAGAATAATTGTCAATATTCCATTTCCAGAGATAAAAAGAAGGATAAAAGGTCTTCTAGCAACATCTATTAATGAAGAAGTGTGGTTAAAGTTAGAAAAAGAATAATCATTTTTTATAAAACCTTTTAACAGTAGAAGTTCCTAAAAATATATTGCCTGAATTAGATGTCTTATGGTGAGGGATTTTGTTTTTCGTACACCAAGTTATACATTTTTGGATATTTTTCGTAGTTAATTGATTTAATCTCTCCCCCTTTCGTTCTTTATTCTCAATAAATCTCAAAGTTGTAAGAATATTTTCCATCTGTTGCTGACCTAATATAGCATTTATATCTACCAAATTGGAAATAAACCGTTGATTTATAGGCATGTCTAAAATTGTTGATATGGACACATTTTTAAGATTCATATTATTTAATACACTGATAATACTATGTAATTTTTGTGCTATAGTGGATGTATTATGATATTTGAAACCCATACAAACAATGTACTTCTCAGAATTTGCATATCTACTTGTTTGAGGTTTTATAATGTGAACATTTTTATAAAATGCAGCCAAAACATACAAGATATCAATGGATGGTTTCATAAATGTATCAAAAACTTTTAATATAAATGTTCCACCATATCTTTGTAAGCCAATAGCATAAGCTACTTGTGATAGTATTAGACGAAATGCTAACTCTTCTTGTTTATTAAAATCAATCGAAAAATCAAATCCTCCGTCACCTGTTACTATATCCATAGAATTACCGTAATTCTCAACACAATAATTAAAATTTTCTGGATTATATAAATTACCTGTACCATCTGCACCAGACTCAATAATAACATTTGGATGTTTATCTAAGAAGTTTTCACTTTTCTTCCACCCTGGCACATTTGTATTTGTTCTGTCGATTAATGTCATTCCATAATATATATCTTCATTGTTCAATCGCATCAATTGTATCGCTTCAATAAAACCACCAGGACCTTCTGCCAGATGAAAAGATCGAATAGACCTATTATACTGTGCAAATATATCAAAAACATTAGCTATTTCGATAAATTTGAAAAATGCACGTGATAATGGTTTCAATTTACTAATAGGATATTTACTATTAGGATAACAAGTATGTATATATTCATATGGATTCGTAAATTTTTTAATGTTATCCCAGTCTTCGCTATGTTTATTAATTTGTCCTTTTATTTGATTTAGATATTTCGCAAGTGTTTTATTTATCCATTCTTTATTGGTATCATTGAATTTTAATTTAAAATTCGATGAATTTATAATACTTGTTACCAAGGGTAATGTGTAATATGTCATTGTTATTACTTGATATAAATCAGAATATATTTATATCAATTTCATGTTAAGACATATTTTATCTTATTCAGTTGGTGTTTTAATCCTAATTCTAGGACGTTTGATTTTAAGTTTAGGTTTACTTGTTGTGCCGACTTTTGTTTTTTTTAATTTTATTTTGCCCAATTTCTTGATTCGAGGTTTATCTTTATTTACTTCTTTAACAACTTCATCTAATTCTTTATTTGTTTCATCAACTTCTTTTTGCTGGTCTTTATTTAAATTTAATTGAATTTTTTCTACTGCTGCCGCATCTACATCGCGGATTTTCTTAAATACAAAGAATTTATTTAGAAACGATACTTTCTTTTCATCAGAGGTCATGTTTAGTGTTGTTCCAATATCAGCTTTGCGCAATTGTCTACTTTTAATTCGATGTTGCATCTCTTTAAATAGTATGTTAAAGTTACCTATAGATGTTGGAATACCCAACTCTTGGCATTCTGATACAGTTAGTAATGCAAATCCATATTGTTCGAGAATGCGAATCAAATAGTCGTAATTTACTAAATATTCTGGAAATATTTTATTAATAGATTCTTGATATACATCTATTTGATAACCTAAACATGATTCATTGTTATCAAAAGTATCACTGTCATATTGTTTTGTAATCTCCCACATTTTTCTCTCTCCTACCATAATTTTAATGCTTTCACCAGGTTCTTTGTCTTCTAATGCACGAAATACCTTGGTTCCATCATAGCTAGTTCCTATAAAATAACCACCTACTTTGCAACATTCACTCACATTTCGCAAGAACCCATTCAAAACAGTTTTGTTTTTAAAGAAGTAATGAAGAGAGAATTGATTAGATACAATGTGAAATCCATCTTTTCCTTTGCCATATTGTCTATACACACCACTTCCTAATAATGCTTCGTCTTTTGGACCCTCCCCAAATACGGCTTTTGTGATTTGTTTACCTTTATCTGTAAAACAAGCAGGACAATCACCATCTTCATTTCTACCTCGTATATTTAAACCACTATTCGCGGAAACAAATAATGCCAATGGCATATTTTTCCATTTTTTTCTGTAGTTTAAGAATCGAGCACAAGCACCGTTTATTCTATTTTGAATATTATCCTTTGAAATATCCAGTCCAAAGACGAATGATAATTTTGCCGCAATCCATTTTGGAAAATCACCTCCTTTTCCAACAGTCATATCAATTAAAGTATCGCCTCTATTAGCAACACTTAATATCAATATTCGTTTTACAAATAAATTATGAAAATCTCTCATTGCTCGAGTAATCGTACTATCACTTTTTCTATTATAATATACATCATCTTCTACTAATTGCGAAGGTATATCAATGCCAGATCTAATCATCACTTCTGTAACTGGATTATGAATAGAACGCCATACACTATTTGCAACATGATAAGCATTACCAAAATTACTTTTACCAGCTCTATATTCCGCTGTTTTCTTTTTTCTTACCCGAATAGGAATCCATTGATAACCTTTTTCTCTTTTTTTGTCATATTTAAACTCCACAATAGTACCATCCTCAAATGATTCTGTTCCATCTTCAATTAACATATAATTAACCCCATTTGTTTCTTCTAAGATAATATTACACAAATATCCGGGATAATTTGGCGTCGGATCAGTAGGATAAAATGGAACTGGTTTATATCTATCTCTATCATCACGCGCATATTTAGTAGGTAAATGCCCTTGAATTATATCCTCACAAGGATTTAAATATCCATGCATGCGTTCACTAAAACCAACACGCAATATCAAAGTTTTAAACTGTGTTAACTGTACATTATCAAACATATTTGTACCATCTTCAAATATATTACCGATAAAATCTTCCCCTGACTCGGTTTTTTTTGTGGTAACGAGAAAATCGATAGTATTAAACTCCGGTGGTTTCCATTTAAGCGATTTAGTCCACGTCATTTTTGTTGGAGGTAAGTTTTCACCAATTTTGTCGCTTCCAACACCAGTATTAGCGGGTGTAAATATTAAACCATCCGTTTCATATTCAAATAAACCGTCCGCTGCATTAGTAAGAATTATATTGCAATTTTTAAATATATTATCAGAATGAGAGATATAAAATGTTTTTTCTTTAATAGTTAGTGGTAATTTTTTTCCCAACAATGGTTGAAAATTTGCTTTTGTGACTATATCGTGCAAGTCAACAATTCGGGTTTTTTTAAATATGTCATCTGTTGCACCATTAGCTAATGGTTGACTTCTTATATCATCACGACCCAAATAATATGCATCAAATGCTAAATAATAATTAATAAAAGCACCAAATTTGTCATGCAGAACATGTTCGCCATCAATTAAACTTTCGTGATAATCTTGATTAACTGCAATTACACCCGTAAATTGCACATTCATATTGAGATCTATAAAATATACTTTACCATCTTTATTAATATACAATAATTTTCTAATACCATCTGCTTTTTCTGTGACTGTATAAGGATTTCTTATATTGGCTACATCTGATTCATCATTTATTGGTGTTATATTAGATATTTCTAATGAAATAGACGAAAATCCTACAAAATCTCTACTATTTAATCGTCGATCAGGTGGTTTACCTTGATATAACATTCCCATATAATTATGTAATACTGATTGTTCTTCCTTGATAGAAATAGGGAAATTTGAATTTTGCAACCCCGATAATACTGCTTTAATAGTTCTCTTAAATAATTTTAACACATATGTTGAGTTGTGAAATTCCTGATCCGTATATCTGGTACCTAATGAAATTGGGAAGTTGGATTTCATCAACTCTATTTCTATTTCATATGATTCAGGATTATTAAATACATTAGAAGTCTCAATACGGTATTCGGGGATCATTTGGCGTCTAATGTACTTTGAAGATCGAACAATACTACAATCTATTTTTAAAGGATAATCTTCTTGTGTAAATGTAAAGCGTTTAATTAATCGAAATATTTTTTTAGTTTCATTCCATTCATTAATCATTTTTTCAATAACCTTTGAATGTTTACTTCGTTTACTTTCTGTTTTATAATTAATGCGAAAACCAAAATCTTCGAAATCAATTGCTTGCAAAGCAGTATCATCCACTATTTTTCTATTTTTTTGAACAAATACAACATCCCGAACCATTCGACTAGTTGTATCTAAATCAATGGTATTTTTTTTACAATATTCTTGAATATTGGCCAAACCACTAATTTCAGTACGTATGTTAGAAATCTTAGTATATCCTGCATTTGGATCCACGTATTCAGATTGAATTGTTAATCGATATGTACCTGTCATATTTTCCAATGTAAATCCTAATGATTTTAATTTCGCTATCACAGAATCAAATTGGATTTGCGTGATTGGTTTTCTTGTTCCAAATCTAGCCTCCAATTCATCTATGGTATTTTTGTGTTGAGATATACTGGGTTGAAGATATATACCCAGGTATTTTATTAATTTTTCATTTGGAGTTTCCTCATTGGCAGACATTAATATATATTAAACAACAGATAATTTTATATGTTTTTCAATTTTATAAATGTTCTTTAATCATTTGATATAATAAACTCTTCTTTTTGGGCAAATTTTTATCATTCTTTATATTGATGTGTAATTTATGACAAATTTTCTGTAAATCCTTAGCTTTATAACTTGAAATTCCACGAAGTGGTTTCGTTAAATTATCTATTTGCCATAATTGTTCTCTACTTTGTATATATTTCTGATATGTTTCAGTATTATTGCCCATAAAAATACTATATCCATCTGCAGTTTTTTCTATTATATTTAGATTAGTAGTAATATCTTCATCATTTAATAAAGTATACATTTTTTTCCCATCTATGTAAACTATATTAAAATTACTTATTGCACAAATGCACATAAAAGCTGATACAGATATGGTTTTATGATTCACCAATTCATCTTCTATTGCATTTCGTTTCCACTTATGTTTTTTAAGTAATTCTTTATTTTCTCTTACTGCATATACTAGTTGGATTTTCATTTCCAGCGAATCTTTAAATCCATCACCGTGTATAATTTCATAAGCACTAATTCCATTACAAATAATATAATAACACCAAAATAGAGTATCTATGAACTTGGGCAATAAAAATTGAGTATTCTTAGTAATTGGTTTTTTAATTTCTTCCTTAGATTTATTGGATACTTGCTCATTACTTTTTATTATATGTTGTAGTATTTTTTCAATATTTCGTTCATTTAAAACGAAATCTTGTATAATTGAAATATCCATGGTTTGCTTAATGGTGTGTCGTTTCATATAACTTATCCAAAAGAATTCTCTTTATTATCTTTATAAAACTCTTTCTGATATTTAGCTTTAATATCCTCTACAGACTCCAATTGCTTTTGTTGCAAATCAACATATTTAATGAAATTCTGAATATGTTTTAATGTGTCATGGTTCAGTAATGTCATATTAATAAACACACCATTATTGTTTTCTGTATATTCTATTTGATTTTGTTTTAAAATTTTGAAAATATGAATTTGATGAATAGTATCCATGTTTTCAATATGGTCACGCAGTCGTTTTAACTCAGAAATATCAGTCATATATTTTAATATACAACTTATGTATTTAAATCTCATTTTGTACCAATTATAATTTTTGGTTTTGGCATACGACTAATTTTAATTTTTTTCTTTGTAACTAATTCTCCAATGATAGATATATATTCATCGTTTAATTCATATCTAATACCTATTACCCTAACATTTATATTATCTCCTTCTTTCAACTCAGCGAAATCTTTACTTTTGTAATGATGATCACGAGCAATAAATACAACAACCGGTGATTTTAGTTCGTTTATTTCTGCTCGAACTCCTGCCTTAGTTACATTTTTAACTACTGCTAGAAATCTCATTCCCTCTACAGGCCTACAAACTAGACATTCCAATAAAACATTAAATATCACATTATTTCCTTCAACAACTCCTGCAGAATAACTAACAATTTTTATTGAATTTGGTCTAATATATCCTTCATCAATGCATTTCCCTTCGATTTTCAAACGAAGAAACTCTTCAATATTTTCCTTGATATTTTCTCCTATAGAGGTAAAAGGGAGATGGATTTTTTGTGTGATTACATTTTTCATATATATACCAACACCTTTCTTACTTTTATGTTTTGTTTTTTTCGAACTAGGAGCCTGGGTTATTGAAGACATAATATATATATATATAAATACATTATCTTTTTAATATTTTTCAATTTATTTTACTTTTCTTTCCCAATTGTATCAATATTATTAATAATTGTGCCTACAGAAGAAAAGAACCATCTTTTTTTATCTTTTTCAATACTATCAAAATATCTAAATAATAACTCTTGTTCAATACATAGTTGAAAAGCATTGAGTCTTACAGTTTTTGAATGATTTAATTTAAATCCCCTTTTTGTTTTAATAAACTCCCCTTCCTTATTCCTGGCGTAAGGGTGTTGTTTAATACTATCTTTTTCTTTATCATATATTTTTGTAATAGTTCGTGCACCTTTCCCTATTTTTGCACCCATAACATATTTAACATCACTTTCATCAGGGCTTAATAAATGATTAATATTATCAATTAATACTTTTTTATCTGCTCCTCTTTCACAGCTGGAACCCTTGGTTGGTCTATGGGCCGAACTTAAATATATACTTTTAACTTTAAAAATAAGATTAAATCTTTTAAGTTGAGCCATGAAACCTATTTTGTCATGCATATTATCAATATTTATAGTGAATTTATCCAATACTGCTTTTCCTAATCCATCTTCAATAGAAATAGTATCTATAATCCATTTACCATCTTTCAATGTTAATATAGAATATTTACTTTTTTTTTTAAAATCGGTAATCACTATTCCTTCATATTTATCCGTATTCACTTTGAATTTATCAAAATACGATTCTACAAATGGGAGCAAAGTTTTTTCAATGCTAGCTGTATTTCTTAACAATAGTATTTTCTCTTCATAAGTTAATATGTCTATAATATGATGCATTGCTAATGTCTGTAAAATAATATAAAAAGAGGTTGTTGATTCACCAAATTTTTTAGCATTATATTTCACTAAATTATTAATAGCCCACGCACAACCCATCGCCCAATTACTTCTATTAGAACTAGTAATTTCTTGTGGCACAAGAAGCAATTGATATGTATTTTTTAATTTTATTATTATTTCACCTATATCCGAAGCCCCTTGTTCACTCAAATCTGATAAAATAAAAGTTAAATGGTCACGTTTATAAGGAACGGGTGTTACTCTGTCATACCGTGATATATGTTTATCTGTCAGTTCAACAGGTTGAAACATGTAATAATTTCCAATATTAACTAAATTTCCCATACGACCCAATGTATCTGTGATAAATTCATTATCATCGTTAATTAAATAACTAAGCGCCGTATATATTTGATCCAATGGATAACTTTTCATTGCCGTTACTTCTTTTAATAGTTCTGTTTTTTTATAAATATACTTTTCTTTGAATAAATTTCTAATTCTCTGCAAAATTTTATCTAAATTCATAATTATAAATGTCTCATTATATGTATTTCTATCAAGTTCACTGTCATCTATTGATGGAATACATTTATATTCACAATCTCTAAAATCGCAAATTAAACTACCGTCCTTATCACCCAATCTATATTCAATCGTAGGTCCTGTAGATAATTGTTGTTGAACTTTATTATGATCAGGTGCAATAGCAGTTATTGCTTTTGCAGAAAAGTCCAATCCTTGTCTATTAAGTAAGCAATCAATAGCTGTCTCTTTTAATACACGCGTAACATTTGCGATTAAAAGCGCTTTTCGTTCAGCTACTCTGTAAATATATAAATCAATTGCTTCTTCCTCGTGATTATCCAACTGTGTTCCATATAAATAAATTTCTACATTTCGTTTTGCATAAGGCAACATACAATGACTTTTACTTCTTACAGCTCGCCCAATAATTTGTTCGGATCTATTCATATTATACCAAGGATCCAAAATATGCATTTGTCTTATATTTTGGAAATCCAAACCTTCTGATCCAGCACGTGATATAATAATAACTTTAACTTTTTCACCGTTCACATTACCAATATCTGTAGCTGCTTTCAACTCTCGTTTAACATCTGGTGTTAGAGATTTTTGACCCGTTATCATAATATATTTCGCTGGTTTAAATTCTTCATTATCCTTTTTAGGCTTCATGGTTAATACATTTAACGCTGTAGTAGGTGTTTTCTTAAAAAGTGAAGGCACCGTTCCATATCGTGTAATTCCCATTGATTCTAATGCCAATGCTATTGGTATCGCACCACCATCTATATATTGTGAATAAACAAATACAATTCCTTCCGAATTTTTAATTTTATTACATATATATGCTATTTTGCCTGAGTATTTTCCAATTTCTTCCGGAGAAAATATCTCTCCAAAATTCTTCAGCGTTTTATCTTTATAAGTAAAATTACGCTTAGTTTTGGGTTGAAATTGCATCACCCTCGCCAATCCTTTACTACCATATATATATGGTATTATATCCTCATCATTTTCATCATCATTTTCCAAATCTTTATGAGGATATATCATATTAAGTGCTTGTAAAGGTGCTTCTAAAATAGTAAATGATATTGAACTAGAAGATTTCTTAAATACAGGATTTGTTTTTTTTAAATATTCCACTAATTTTCTATATCCCAAATTTTGGTACTTTCCTATGTTATTAATCACTAGGTCTATTAATTCTATGGGTTGTACTATTTCTCCACCGTTGATTTGATATTTGGGATATTTCCAAATTCCATCCTGCATCAAAGAAAAAAAAGAGTCTGAGTTTAAAGCTTCCCGTGGCCAAATTCTATACGGAAATATAAATGGATTCTCTCCACGCACATATGATACATATCCGGTTGATTTTCTTATTAATAGATCTTTGCCAATCTCTTCGCCTTTTTGTGTTTGAAATGTGCCTTTTGTAGTAAAAACTTCCCGTTGTGTAATAGGATATCGTTTATCATTTAATAGAAGCAGATTTAAAATCCAAATTATCTCACTATATGAATCAAACATCGGTGTTGCGGATAATAATAATAATTTTAAATTATTTGTAGCTTCTACTAGCTTTCCAAGATTATCAGAACTTACTTTTACTTTACCTTCTTTACTTAATCTGATATTGTGAACTTCATCAATAACCAACATTCTATTAGAGAATTCTTTGCGTAAATTTTTTTTACGAATTCGTTCTTGCACTTCCGTTGAAGACCCAGACGGGATACCCTTATTCATTATTTTTTCTATATAATTTGCAAATTCACCATAACCTTTAAATAAATAAGATTGTCTTATTAATCTTTTAATTTGTCTAATTACTTTACTACGACTTAAACCTTTCATATTCATGGGATTTATTTCCTTGATAAATTTATTACCTATACAGGCTTTAATGTTCCATAACCCATTCACTTTTCGCAATTTTCTCTCATCGAATAATTGTAATTTAAAATTTTCTTGGACTACTGGAGAAGCTACAATGATTAATCTCTTTGTTATTCCCATCTGTTGTAAATAAGTACGCATTTCCTCACATATAGAGATAGCGGAACAAGTTTTACCTGTTCCTAAACCATGATATAATAGCAATCCATTATATGGAGTTTGAAAAGACATGAAATTCCTAACAAACATTTGATGTGGATCTAATTCAAATTCAGTATTATCACATATTTTTTGTGTATACTCTTCAATATGTTCATAATCTTCTGGTCCATGCTCTTCATATCTTGTGTCAAAAAATTCCTTTTTTTTAGCAATTTTAACATTAAAATTTGGATCATCCTGATTAGGATATAAATAAGCGAACTCGCCTTTATCTTCGGCGAGTTCTTTGCGATCCTTATCACTTATGCATTTTAATACGTGCTGATAATCAGGATTATTAATATTTTTAGATATTTTTCCTGTATCATATTCTTTGTACAAAATATCACAAGATTTACGTTGTTTGATACGGATTTTTCTTTTTTTCAATTTTACAACCTTGGATGTGGATTTCTTTTTTGATGACATTCTATTAATATATTATTAGGTTATTAATTTATATTTTTCTAATAAACTATTAATTTTGCAAATCATATCTATCTTTTCTATGTTATAATTTCGTATATATTGTTTGCATTCATCTAAAGAAAACCATTTCATTTCACTAACCTCGCTCTTTTGGTATGATTCTAAAATATCTGTATTTGATTCAATACAGCCTATAAAATAAATATGCTTATATGATTTCAAATTTGAACCAACAAATGTTTCCTCAAATGGTAGCAGATTTTTAATAATAGATACCGATTGTTTGTCATATCCTGTTTCTTCTTCAAATTCTCTTAATCCGCAAGTTAAATCGTTTTCTTGATAGTTGCGTCTACCTTTTGGAAAACCCCATTCAGGAGTATCCCAAGATGTGTTACTTTCTTGAACAAGGCTTTCTAAATTATATCCTTCTGTGTCACAGATTTTAATACCTCTTTTCATTTGAAGAAATTTATCCTTCGCGCTCCTTTCTTCTCCTCGATATTGCAAACCAACGAAATCGCCCCATAATGCTCGCCATAATTCCGAGAATTCAGTGATTAATAAATTTCGTTTTTCTTTATTAGTCATTTCATTAATCAATGTAAGTATGTAATCCTTATTGTACAAGGGATATTTCCCCCTTAAAAAATCAATGTATCCTAAACTATCTTTTCTACAAATCATTAAATATTCTAATGTTTTAGTATCAGTATTTTTTCTAAAAGCAACAATACCACTACTTATAATGGGATTTTTGCACTGATTATATAAATGACCTTGTTTTCCACAATTATTGCAAAACTGATATGTAATTCGCGATGACATCTATATGTTAAATTCATCTTCTTTTTATATCATTTCCTATATAATGGGATTAGATCCGAAAGTATGGCTTCCACATTTTCAATTTGTTATGCAAACAATGGCTATTTCCTATCCAAAACATCCCAATGATGTATCAAAAAAGAAATATTATGATTTCATTCAAAATTTGCCTGTTTTTTTACCTGATAAACCAATGGGAACTTATTTTATAAAATTATTAGATGATTTTCCTGTAACACCATATTTAAGTTCTAGTATGTCATTCATGAAATGGGTTCACTTTATAAATAATAAGTTAAATAAAGCTATTGATGAACCAGAAATTGATTTTTATGAAAGTTTAGAGAAATACTATGAAGAATACAAGCCAAAAGAATTAAAAGCACAACAGATTTATAAAGAACGCAAAAAATATATACAATTTGCAGTGGTTTTGGCCTTGATTAGTTTAGTTATTTATTCTTATGGGAAAAAATAGAAATTAAATTTTCTAAGCGAAGTATAGTCAATGGGCAATATATATACACCGGAAATACCTTTTTACCAAATGAATTTAAATGAACTTAGAGCACATTTCATTAATATTCATCGAAAATTGGAGAGAAAAAGAAAAACTAAACGCAGATTTAGAGGCAGAAGAAAGAAAACTGTTAAAAAATAAATCTTTATAAATTATATAATGTCAGGTGGAGTACCAAAACGAGTTCAAATATCAAGAATACAACGGAATACACCTTCTAAAGCTGGTAATGTTGTCGCAAAAAAAGCTTTAGTCTTATGTAATGGTCGAAGATCTCGCAAAGCCATGTGTAATTATGTTATGAGAAGAACTAGGAAAAATGTTGATATCCCAGGTGATTCCTACCCTTGGTGGTATAATAATCCAGCTGTGCTTGCGGCCGTAAACCTTCTCGTGAGTCACTTTTCATCACTTCCTACTCCAGAAATACTTGTCTTAGTGGGAATATCTGAGACACTTGCTGGTGATTTAGGTACAGATACTCCGGTAAGTGATACTATGAAGCATTACGCGAGATTAGATGATACTCCACATGCTGCGGGTAACTATGATGGCCTTCCAAGCCAGGAGCTTAAGAACGCTGTTGATTTGTTGAACAGTATGCGCATCCGCGCGGCCGTTCCAAGTAATATTTTAGGTGGTGCGAAGGGACCGATGCGTGTTCAGCGACACATTGTAGGAACCGTTCATCAAGCAGGGCTTACAGCTCTGACACAGCCTGTTGACCCTGATGACAAAATAGGTTATGAAATGCCGCTCTCCTCTACACGAAACATATGGGTATTAGGCGTTGTGAGTGACTTCACGGGATCGAGTGATAGTTTCATCCCCAACGATGGCGCTGTGCTTACCTCAACGTACTGGCATATACATGTTGATTTGGACCCGAATCTCTGGCAAGGCGGCGGTGTGCCTGGGGGCATCGCAGGTAAACATCCCGATATTGACCCTTATCCTGGTCGATACTTTCGAATATGGTGGGATAAGAAAAACATGCGTATCGCGAACCAATGTGAGTGCACAGGCACAAAGCCTTTTGGCTTGTGTATAGATCCGATTCCTCCGACGATCTGCGGAGACAATGAACCTAAATATTGGGTAAAATTCGTTGCTAATAACACCGACTCAGAATTCCATGGCGTCGGCGCTAAATGGGCGACTGGTGACGATGGCGGGCCCGCCGAATATTGGATCCGGGTTCACTTTAATGATGACGGAAACCTTTGTTCGGGCTGCGATCGCCATCCCAGAGTACCTACCAAACCGGCGACAATAAAAATTCAGCCCCCAGGTGGCGGACCGGTCCCTGACGCGTGGGACCCAACTAGCGATCTCCACAAAATACTAAGCCAGATGATCTTTGCATTAAATGCCCAAGGACAAAAAGGTAATAATGGTGGTTGGGGTCCATTCCAAGCTCCATACTTCGAGTTAACGTGGTAGGCGAGTACCTTCATTGTATTTCTCAGACACAATATCTGTAGCACTATCAATATAACTTAATTAAATATATGAATTTCCCATAAAAACATATATTTAATAATTATATATGAAAGCCGGATTAATGATTTTAGGCATAACCGCATTTCTAGTCGTAAATACCTACTACGACGGAAAATATACAAAAATGCTATCCATCAATCAAAAATATTTCAAAATGGCCATGTTCGCCTTTGTAGGTTTTTCTATGTATCTTCTTATTAAGAAAAATCCAAAAGGCTCGAAATCAATGCTTCAACACGCAAACGCACTAATTCGATATATGCCCGTGGACAGAGAAACAGCTGATTTAATCTCTCCAATTTTCGATTTTACAAACGCAAAAAACAGTATGGATTCCCTCAGTGAAAACCAAAACTACGCAGCTTACAATGATGATACTCCTCAGCATAAACGAATGCTGAATTCAGGTGGAAATACTACTACGCGTAGTGTTAGTGAAACAAAAAAGAAATATGTCGCAGCACAACAAGGATGGAAATGCAATAATTGTGCTACACAATTGAACCATACATTTGAAGTGGACCATAAAGTGGATTTAAGATATGGAGGAACGAATCACGTAAGTAATTTAGTAGCTTTATGTCGAAATTGCCATGGAGAAAAAACTATGCAAAACAAACTTGAATAATTAAATGTCAATTAATTATAACAGAATGAATTTAATAACAGGAATTATATCATTAGTAGTTTTATTAGGTTCGTTGAGTATAATATTAATACCTTTAATCCAAGGAAGACCGCAAGCATTCGGGTTTAGCACAACATTTGCATTTTTTCTTGGATTATTGGGTGGTATTATGTCGTTTACTAAAGATTGGAGTTGGTGGTGGACAGTACCGGCTGGTTTAGTTGGGCTATATGGGATTTTGCAAATTATCGCACAAAGTATGTCATCTCTTCCCTTTGCCACATTCTTAAAAAAATTTCTCCCGCTTTCAACTCTTTTATCCGTAATGTTAATTTTGATTAGTGTGATTCCAGGATTAAAAGCTCTTGTAGCTAAGAATATGTCAGCTGGAGTAGCAAGTTCAATTATAGCAATTTGTGGAGTAATGATATTATTTGCATTAATTATTAATATAGGATTGGGCAATTCGTGGTTAGGTATTCTCACTATTGTAGATTTTATTAAGAGAAATCCGGTTAGACTACTTGTAACATTAATTAGTATTATTTATGCCATTATTTATTTCTCCTATTCAACGATACAAATGTATCAATGGTTCACAGACACATCACCTACAAATACATTAGTATTATGGATTTTACAATTAGTAACTTTAGGTATAGGAATTATTTTAGCAGCAGCTTTTTTTGCTGCAACTTTAACTAATTTTCCAAATAGCATGGGTTTCATGCAAAGATTCAAACAATTATTTCGAGGACACTGGATTATATCTATATTAAAAGGGTTCTTCGCTTTAGCATTAGTAGCATCTGTGGTTTATGGATTAATTCAATTGGGATTAATACAATTCCCTTATACAGTTGGAAATATTATTACATTAATTATACAGATAATCTGCGTTATAGCTGTTTTATTCGGTGTATTTCGATATATAATAAACAATCCTAGATTGTTAGCCACCATTAAAAACAATATTTTTATTAGACTGCTCTTCACTATAATTATGATAATCCCTTGTATATTAGTATATTTAACACAAGGTGTGGTATCAACAGCAAAAAAAGCGACAGCTGCAGCAGGTAAAGGGGCATCGTTTGCGGCAAAAGTACAAATTATTGCGCCACCAAAAATGGTACTAATAATTTTGGCTGTTGAAACTATTTTAGTCTTATCTTATATTTTGTTACCTATGTTTCGGAAATGGATTTACACTTTCACACCTGGGGCAGGAGGTGATCTTGCATTACAGCAGCGAATAGTTGGTGTACAAAATGCTATTTTGGCTATGCAAAAGAAATTTATCAGTGATACCTCTATCGATGATACCCAATTAAGCAATGTCGATTGGGAGAAAGTATATTCTGAACAGTTATATGTAATAGATGATTCTCATACCAAAGCTTTAAAAGTGTATTTAACAAGTTTGGGCTATAAAGATGATTATAGTGCATTAAGAGATAATAAATTAATATCCGATGTTTTAGGAAAACCAATCACTTTGGGCTCTGCTGTATCTTTTATTCAAACAAAAAATAGAGTGAATACTATTATAGATGATTCATTAAATCTAGATCATCTTAAAAATAAATTGGAAGCTTTAGAAAATCAACCTAAGGGGGATGGTCCATTCAATTCTAAAATATTAAATAACAAACCCACTTATATTAATAAAAAAACAAATATAGGTTTATATGAGAATTTAAAAGGTCATATCACCTCTAAATTTAGTCAAAATAAAATGACAACACAATCAGCAGATGCAGCAGATGATTATAACTATAATTATGGATTAAGTTCATGGATTTTCTTGATGGCACAACCACCAAGTTATGGCATTGGTTATTCTAAATTTACGAAAGTATTAGATTATGCGGGAAAACCTACTATATGGTATAACCCTGAAATCAATACATTAAAAATTACGACGAACGCTTATAAGAAAGACAATAGTACACCTTATGAAAAAACAATTTATAAAACTACAAAATTACCATTGCAGAAATGGAATAATATAGTCATCAATTTTGTTGGAGGAACTTTAGATGTATTTATAAATAAAAAGTTGGTAGCATCAGTATCTAATCTTATTCCTTATATGTCAAATGATGCTATTAATATCGGGGATAATCCAGGAATTAGTGGTGCGGTAGCAAATGTTACATATTTTTCAAGACCAATAAGTCAACAAAAAATTAGTTTCTTTTACAATAATTTAGTCAATAAAGACCCGCCAATTATTTAGATATAATTTAAGATAAATTTCTTAGTTTATATTATATTATGGATGCGCACAAAATCGTTATTGGTGTTGTAATTATAGTTTTACTCTATTTACTTTATTTATACTTTTTCGGAAATAGTTCTGCTGTTTTAGTTGGTATACACGATACCTCACAAGAGGTTCAAATAAATGCTAGTTCTATTGCTCCTGGACCTACGCAGAATTTCACATACTCAGTCTGGGTTTATGTTAGCAACTGGAATGCTGGTAATGAAAAAATTATATTTCAAAGAGCTTGTGGAACTAGCTACTGTCCAAAAATGGCATTTGATCCAAATATGAATAATGTTACTGTTACTTTAGCAACTTATCCCACAAACGGAAATTCAGCACCAGTTGAAGCCACCTGTCAAATTGAAAATGTACCTCTACAAGCTTGGACAAATCTTATTATGACCCTTAATGGTCATGCTTTAGATTGTTATTTAGATGGAAAATTGGTTCGTACTTGTTTAATGCCAGGTGTTACAAAACTTTCCGGTGCAGGTGCATTAGTTTTAACACCGAATGGTAAGTCATTTCAAGGTTATACTGGTAATTTTCAATACTTTAATCGTGCTGTAAATCCCCGTGAAGCATATGCTATTTACAGAGAAGGTTATGGAGGAAGCAATTGGTTATCCAATATATTCAATAAATACAGAATTAAACTTGCTTTTATGAAAGATAACCAAGAAGTGAATAGTTTTGAAATCTAAAATATATATAATAATATATAGCAATGAGTACGGGATTTTTAACAGGTTTGAAGAACAGAGTAACGAATGCATCGAACGCTACTTTAGGGCAATTTAATAATTCGAGCTTTGTCCGAGGTTCAAAAGATTTTTTATCAACAAATTCTTTAGTAGCTAAAATCGTCTTTCTTATATTAGTTGTCATTGTTTTTGTATTGCTTATTCGCTGGGGATCTCAACTTATAACATGGTTTTTAGCACCTTCGAATAACCCAAAACTAATATCAGGTATGAAACAAGGATATATAGCAAAGGTTGTACCACAAGATCCAGCTATTGCAGGAGCCATGCCTGTAATGAGATCTAGCAATCAGCGCGATGGTTTAGAATTTACTTATACTGTGTGGTTATTTATTAATCATCTTCAAAATACAGGTACAAGAAAACATATTTTTCACAAAGGTAGTGCACATACTGGTGGTAGCGATAATGGTAGTTTCCAACCTAATAATGCCCCGGGATTATATATTCACCCTACCAGAAACACATTAATTATTGTTATGAATACATTCAATAATATTGTAGAAGAAGTAGAGGTTAATGATATTCCAATGAACAAATGGATTAATGTAGCAATTAGAGTTGAAGGTAATAAAATGGATATCTATATTAATGGTACAATTGTTTTACGTCACATTTTTAAAAGTGTCCCAAAACAAAATTACGGTGATGTATATGTTAATATGAATAGTGGCTTTAATGGATTGTTATCCGATTTATGGTACCATGATTATGCACTTAGCGGAACACAGATTGAGCAAATTGTGGAAGCCGGACCTGATATGACAATGGATGATACTACATCAGTATTCCCACATTACTTCTCACTCAATTGGTTCTTTGAAAATGATGAAGCACCTTCATCTGGTCCAAATGCTGCAACTTGGCCAACCATAGTTAAACAATAATTTCATTTAATAAAAAAAAATGATATTATTCATTTAAAGTTAATAGATTGACTTAATTAAATGGCCGATTTGCTTATATATATATTAAATTGTGATGAACAAAGAAAAAAACGCATGACCCAACGTTTTAATAAATTTAATATAAAACCAACTTTTAATTGTTTTACTGATTTATCAGGAATAGAACAGAAATATAATATAACACTTACAAGGCATAATAAAGTAATGTTATCACATATGGATTGTATACAAAAATTTTATGATTCAGGTAAGTCTTTAGGAATTATTTGTGAAGATGATATTTACATTCATAAAAACTTTAATGAAGAAATCGAAAAAGTTATAACTTTTATAAATCAAGATAATTACGATATCCTCTTGTTAGGTTATTTACTTAATTATAAACCTCCATATCATTATCATAATTTAATAACTACTTTCAATAATTATAAAGTGTATGATTTTAATAAAGAACTGTGGGGGGCGCAAATGTATATGTTAACTAGAAAATATGCAAAATACTTACTAGATCATTTTCCTATTGAATGGAAACTTAAAAATATTAATAATCCTTGGTCGCCAGATTGGATTATCACAAAAAATGGTAAAAGAGCAATGATTTATCCTATGCTAGCAGTTGAAGAGGGCGAAACAAATTGTCATTGTGAATGTGGACAAAAAATTTATCATAGAGATTGTAAAAATATTCAATATGATAGTAAAATTTATATTTAACTATTGTCTAAGCGAAGGATTAATACATATGTCTTTAGTAGGAAAGATTTTCCCAGACATACATTTATCGCTTTCATTCACCTTAATACAAGATCTAAAAGTTCGATCTGTGCCTATATAACACCAACCCTTCTTACCTTTTTCTTGAACTCTGCTATCAGTTTCATCTGGTTCATGTTGGGGAAAATTATTTAAGCCCTTAAAATTTCCCGCATTTATAGATTGTTCTAGTTTTTTATCTCTTGCTTTCCAAATTTTGGATGGACCAGTTTCATTTGTTACAAACCCGGTTTCTTTGGTGACTACTTTTTTAACATCTTGAATTGTTCCTGCGGCAACATCTAAGCCCAAAGCAGTTCCTTTTTCAGTTAAGTTTAATGTTCTCTTAATACCTTCGGGTATATATTTACCATAAGATATCATAAAATTATTAAAAATATCCGTTCCTTTTGCTAAATATGCAAATACATTAAATCCTAATAATGCCAAGATCACAACAATTAAAAATATTTTTACTATTGACATCATATCCCACCCATCACTTGTCCCAACAGGGGTTTTAGGTGCTTTTAATGCAGGTGGTCGTACATCATTCATTTTTACTGGAGTGTCTCCAGAATTTATGTTTTTCACAGTCTTTGTTATCTTAGTAACTACGTCGTCCATATACAGATTGTAAATATTAAATTATTTGGATTATATATATATAATGCCTATCATACTACCCAAATATTCAGATAAATATGAATTAAATAAAAATAAATGTCGGTGTAAAGGAGTTAATAAAACAAAAAAAACCAGTAGAAGAAAAAACTATTCAAAAGGCACAAGAAAAACCGGTAGAGGCAAATCAAAAAAAAACATTACTATTCTGAAAAATACTACGCCGAAAATATTAAAAGAATTAAGACATACAGTTAAAAAAATGGGGAAAAAGAAATATCCAAAACAACCAGAATCATTTAGTCCGAATGTAAATCAAATTATATCATCATTAAAGAGTATTAGTCCGCATAAAGAACTTGGTTTTGATATGTGCGACGAAGACCAAGTGTATATTAAAAAAGGAAATGGTCATGGGCGATGTTATAAATTAAAAAGTAAAGTTGCTCAAACTTATATGATCGATAATTTACTCAGTAAAAAACCTGTTGATTGTAATGCTATTATTGCACCAAAACAATTTCAAGGCAATTGTTGGTTTAATTCATTCTTTATGATTTACTTTATCAGTGATAAAGGTCGTAAATTTTTTAGATATTTGCGATTAGCTATGATTACAGGACAGTTGCCAAATGGGACTCGAATTTCTTCAAAACTGAGAATGCCTTTGTTAATACTCAATAAATATATTGAAGCATCATTGCTTGGTGTACCATCTGATACAGATCCAAGAATATCACTCGCAACTTTAATGGATACAAATAAAGTTATAAGAAAAATTGCTAGAAATCTTGGAAAGGCTAAAAGAATAGAATTAAGTATAGTGAAAACAAACGAAGCATCAAATCCCTTTGACTTTTATAACGGATTAATAAGATATTTAAAATCAAACCCTTTAGTATTTACAAAAATAGTAGTTAGAGGTGCAAACAGTAAACAACAGTTAGTATCGCATATTCAAAACTTATTGAATAATGAAAGAACTGTTTTAGATTTTTTCGTATTGGAAAGATACAGCGAAGATTTTCAGATTAAAAGTTGGCATATTCCTAAGAAATTCATAATTAACTATAAAAATGAAGAACATACGTATATTCTAGATAGTGCTGTTCTTAGAGATACTCAAAAAGAACATTTTTCCGCATACATTACTTGTAATGGAAAGCCATTTGGTTTTGATGGTGAAAGTTTTGCAAGAATGACACCTTTTGATTGGAAAAATAAAATGAATAAAGATACAAAGTGGCGTTTTGCCAACCAATATAAAACCTATTTTAATTTTCAAAGAGGATACTATATGTTATTCTACTATAGGGTCTAAATTTTCTCCAAAAATAAATAAAACCAGCTTAAAACTGTGTTTATTTATTTATTTAATAATGTGTTGGTTTTGTTGTGATAAAGATTGTTGTAAATTACCTCGTTGTAAGGATATACCCATAAAACGTTATTTTTTACCCTTAATTGGAGTATTTGCGCTGACTGCTCTACCAGAATTGCGAAATTTTGTTTATCTGCCTCTCATTATTACTTTTGGATTTCTAATTTTATTCTGGAATTTTCCATGGATAGTATATTATACCGCATCTAAACCCCTCTATTATCAAGACTTATTTATTGATGAAAAAAAATTACCAAATTATGATGTAGATGAAGGTATTAAGAAGAAATTTAAAATGATTTTAGAAACGGTATTAATTATTTCTAATGCGTTATTAACTGGTGCACTGGCTGACTATTATTTATACAAAACGACTGGCTTCGAAGGTTATATAGAGATTTTAGGAGTTACTGGTGGAATCATTAAAATTTTTCAAATGATTAATAATTCCATTAGTAGGTTAATGCTGAAAATATTAAAACGTTGTGTCCGAAAAGAAAACCGAGATTTAAAAAGAAAACAAGTTAAAAATATTGAACGTATCATTCGTTTAAAACGCCATCAAAGTAACGTTTGGAGAGAAATTGAGATAATCAATCAGCCAGAAAATCGTATTATACCAAGAGACCGTGCTGAAACTTTTTAATATGATAATATATATATATATATGTCTGCAACTGTAACCTTAGCATTAAATAAATTACAAAATCATCCAGTAGCAAAGGGATCAGTACCAGCTGTATTGAGAGCTGTAAATAAAGATTTAACTACAATTAAAACATTTAATAAAAAAATAATATATATACAGAAAATTATAGGACTTATAAATAATACGATAATTCCTACAGCGGTTAATAAAGCCACTACCAAAATGCATAAAGATTTAATTCATACAACAATAGCCCCATTAACGACATTTCTTCAAGATAAGATTATTGCTTTTCAAGCCGAAAATGTTCCAGATCCAACTATAATACAAGCGGAATATGAGTTAATTGAATGTGTAAATCTTATAAAAGAAGCCGCAGCAAATGAAAGAAACGACTTGGATAATTTGCCAGAAGGACTAATTGAAAATCTTAAGAAGTGTTCTACAAAATCAAAAGAAAATATTACACGGTTAGATATTATTTCAAGACACGGAAAAAATAGTGATGTCAAAGATCAGGCGAGAACTCTATATCGAAAATATCAAAATGTACCATCAAGCACGGAAGAATGGTACGCTTATTTTAATGCTCGATGGGAGGAAGAGTGGGCAGCCATGGAAAAGGAAGCGGCTTTATTGGCAGACCAGGAAACAGAAATGAGACTAAAAAAAGATCCTGATTACAGCCAAAGGGTGCTGAATTTAGAACCAATGAAAGATAAAGAAAAAAAGGTAGACGGTGGAAGAAAAACGCGCAAACGCAAACGCAAATACAGAAGAAAGACTAGAAAACGTCGTAAGAGAAATAAAACTCGACGACGCAAACCTAAAAAAAGACACCGCCGTACTAAACGCCACTAAACATTTTTTAAAATATATCTAAAGAGTTAAATATATTTTAACACATAATGAAAGTTTTCTATTTGTTCTGCTTCTTTCTCTTTTCTACGACGAGACCAGTTTGCTATTCTACTGAGGATGCTTCTGCATATAGTGATTTACACCAATTTAATTTATGGCGTATAAAATATAATAAAACCTATGAACATAAAACTAATTTGACATCTCAATTTTCAGCTTGGAAAAAAAATCGAGAGTTCATTAATAAACATAATGAAAAAAATACAGATTATGAATTGGAACTTAATTATTTTGCCGATCTTCACCATTCACAGTGGCTTCGCCGCAAAGCCTATAATCAAGTAATGGCAGAACATACTAAAAAACATAAAAGCACACCCTTAGATGACGAATTTTATAATATTGTACTTCCAAAATCTGTAGATTGGAGAGATAAGAATGTAGTTACACCTATTAAAAATCAACAGCAATGCGGGAGTTGTTGGGCATTCTCAGCAGTAGGATCTATGGAAGGACAACATGCTCTTAAAACAGGTAAGTTGGTTAATTTAAGTGAATCTCAGATTGTTGATTGCGATACTAATGGTTCAGATGCTGGTTGCAATGGCGGATGTATGGATGGCGCTTTCAAATATGTTATTGCTCAAGGTGGTATTGATACAGAAGAATCATATCCTTATGATCCTCAAGATGATCCTTGTATATTTAATAAATCTAATATCGGAGCAACATTCTCTGGTTATAAAGATGTTAAAGGAGGTGAGCTAGGGCTCAAAAAAGCGGTGGCTAATATTGGCCCCATTTCTGTTGCGATTGATGCATCTAGTTCACAATTTCAGTTTTATAAAAAAGGAGTGTATTATGATTCTACTTGTTCATCATCCATGTTAGATCACGGTGTACTTGTCGTTGGATATGGTTCAACCTTAAATGGTACGGATTATTGGATTGTTAAGAACTCTTGGGGACCAAACTGGGGTGATAAAGGATATATTTATATGTCTCGTAACCGTGATAATAATTGTGGAATTGCTACAAACCCCTCATATCCTATTGTATAATGAAAATTATTAAAATTTATATAAATAATAATATATTTTTTATTGATATATATCATATGAATAAAAAAACAAAGGGATACTTATTTGTAGCAATATCAATTTTTGCAGTTGTAGGAATGTCTTTAATTACCTTTAAATTGAAAAATAATGCTAGAAAAGCAAAACATGAACAACCGTGGACATTTTATGAGTTTCTAAATAATGGAGAAAATATAACATATAAAACAATATTTGTGGGAGTTTCATATGGTATAATAATTGGGATAATTGATGTATTGGGCATATGGTATGTATTAAAATATCTAAAAGTGTTCATGCCTAAAGGAGATTTAGAAACAATTCGAGCGGGAATAGCTGAAGTTTATGCGAGTGTTTTAGCTGTTATATTTGGTACTTTTATTAGTCATGCTATCAAAACAATTGTTCCTCCTGATAACACAATACCTATATGGTCAGATGCATTTGGTGTTTTAATAGGATGTTTAATTACTTTAATTATTATGGCTAAACTTGCTTAAAATCTGTGTTACTGTATTTTTTATCCGATTATGTATATATGGCAGGTGGGCTATTTGGACGACCTTTTGTTTTCAATGAAAAATGTATCATTTTTTCTTTAATATGCATGGCTTTATTTTTATATAAGCCACATTTTCAAAATCAATATGTATTATATTTTACATTATTTATTATATTTATTGTTGCATATGTTGCAATGGCATGGTATGATTATTATTTTAATTGTGATATTGTACCATTAAAACGGGGAACACGTTCGTTCACTGGATTATTTAAACCAAGTGCGCATGTTCCAGACAAGCAAGAAAATGATAAAGATACCACAATTGATACTAAACATAGATATTTATTAATCTCTTTTATGCATTTAATATTAATAGCCCCACTATTAGGTTATATTGCCATTTATCGAAAGCAAATAAATCCGATTACTTATCCTATTTTAGGTATATTAGCACTATTTACTGCGGGTTATCACGGAGATAAGATTTTTAATAAACTGGTATTTTAAATGCATTTTTTAAAAGGTTGGAAGAAAAATAATAGAGCTACTGACCCTGCGATACCTTGATAAAATATATTTCTCCTTTTATTTGCCGATTCCTTTTTAATTTTAATTTGTTTAGGTGTTAAGGAATCGGTAAACGGTGTTCCAACAGAGCGTGTTCTAATTATATAATAAAGTGACGCAGCACAATAAACAGCCATAGCATAAGCTAGATAGATTGACATCCGGCATAAATCCATTTATAATACTATAATAAAATTATCTGCGTCGTGTTTTTCTACGTTTTGATGACTTCTTTTTTTTATCTTTATATTTCCTTGTTTTTCTCTTTCTCTGTTTATGTTTATTTATACGCCAAATTAATGCAAATGACATTTATATAAAATATATATAATATAATTTATATAAATGAGATTACCTGAAGATATATTGTGGAACATCTGGACTTATGCAGGCCCAAAATCTTATTTTTTAGATAAGCAATTGATCTATATTATTGATGCAAAAAAGAAACTATTTATAGTGAAACCACTACGACTTTTTTATACATTATGTAGATGGAAAAAGAAGCATTATTATAACGAACTTCACGAAGAATTAAGAACAGGACGACCAAATATGTATATAGAATTAACTAAATATTTAGATCTATCTGGGTGTCCTATAGGAAAAGTAAATAATGACCAAACAATACAAATTTCTCAACAAGTGGTAGATAAATTAATACCTGTATCCACCATAAGAGAATCAAGTAATGGTTTTAGGTTAACAATTTTATATTGGACTATTAACTCTGTTTGGACTATTGATACAAGGACAAAATTATATTCTAGATTATGGCCTAGTTGGAAGCAGCCGTGCCTTGAAACATTTTAATACATTCATAAATTTTAGCTGACTCATCTAACGCAAATGTCCCGCGTTTTTGCGCAACACCAATAAATCCTACTAATACATTAAGTGCCATATGTTGATCACTAATTATTGCATCCACTAACTTAACCTGTTCTTGTTGCTGAGATGCTCTTGGTGTAGGCATTGTTTCTTGTGTAGTATCCGGTACGACTTGATTTTCAGAACTCATTATGTATGAGTAATAAATTAAATATTTTAAGTAATAAATTTTAATAATATTAAAACGATTAATTATAAATGAGAATATATGTTATTAATCTGGTTTATATTCAATCTATCACTAATCAATCTAATATTATGAGATTTTAACTTATGTATTTCTCGGAATATAACCTAATTGACTCATCTTATCTAATTTTGCTATTGTATTTTCCAAATTCTTTGTATTATTTGTAAATGAATTATTAAACAAATAATCAGTAGCCGGCTTGACTTCATTTTTCTTAATTTGTTTGTAAATAATATTTATTTTATCTTTTATTTGTGAAATTTGATCTTTATCTGTATATAAAGGAGTATTAGTATTAAACTTATCAGTAATAAGTGATATTGCAAAATAGATTAACCATCTCCTGCGTCTTTTTATTCCACTACTCCATCGTATACAAAAGATATTCAATAATGCTTTCGCAATCTTGACGTGTCCAGTACTTTTATTTTTAGCTTCGTATAGTAGTATATCCCAAACCATCCAAACAATATCCATTTGATATTTGCTATTAACAGGAACATAGGTCCTTCTACCACATGTGACATTTTGTTTTCGTTTCTTCATTAAATTTTCATATTCTAATAACCATTCTACCCAATAGCAAGCTACAGGACCATTATAATTATCTTTTGATAGATGATATCCTAATTCATTAATGGCTACAAAAAATATATTTTGATCTTCTTTCATAAATATTTGATTTGCATAGGAAATATTAGATGCTTTTAATTTCTCTGATAAATTGGTCATATTGAAATCTGCTTTATCAAACTTTACTTTAGAAAAGGGATGTTTTTTTCTTGATTGACATAGTATGGAAATTATTTCTGCGAATAATTGCCGTATTTTTTGATTATTTCGCATCATTAATTCATTATCTATATATCCACCAATCACAATATTTTTAAAAATATCGTATCGTGACTGAATATACATTGGTAATTTAGGGTTTCCTAAATGTATATTCTTTCCTACAAATTCCAATATAATTTCCCATATATCTGCATAATGGCCTGCACAAATAAATTCACCACTCCAATAACAAGCAGGTTCTATTTTACCTTCTCCAAGAGACTTTAGTAATTCTTTTTTAGCATCGGATTTTTTATACTTAGAAAATGTTATTCCTTTGAATTCTTTAATTGCTCTTTTATCAGAAATTTCATCAATTATATTCATTATAATACAGAAAATATAAAAAATATACTAATAATACATATAATATAATGCTCCGCACATTAGTTAAACAGATAAGACAACTTTTCAAAAAATTTAACAATTGTTCTTTATGGTGTAAAATTGCAGTTGTAACTTTATTCATATTACTAGCTTGTGTAATTACTAATAACAACAAACCCAAAAGAGAAGGATTTATACAAGAGCGAAAGTTTGAAATAAAGCAAGGGCCAGATGTATATGATGATTTTTATGCTGATATTTATAACGACTTGGTATTCGATAAAGTTAAAAATGAGTATGAAGTAGGAGAAATCATAAATACAACTCATCCAACACAACAAAGTCTTATTCTCGATATTGGTTCAGGTACAGGACAACATGTGGCCGCATTAAATGATCAAGGTTATCCTACTGTTGGATTAGACCTTTCGCCAGGAATGATTGGTCAAGCTAAAAAAAATTACCCTAATTTAAAATTCAAACAAGGTAACGCTTTAGAATTCATGTTATATCCAGCTGATAGTTTTACACATATTCTTTGTCTATATTTTACCATTTACTATATTAAAAATAAGAAACAATTTTTGATAAATTGTTATGATTGGTTGAAACCAGGAGGATATTTAGTACTACATCTTGTTAACAGAAATAAATTTGATCCTATATTAAATTCAGCCAATCCATTACAAGTTGTCTCTGCGCAAAAATATGCAAAGAAACGTATTACTAATTCTTTAATTAAATTCAAAGATTTCCAATACAGAGGAGATTTTAAATTAAACACATCTAATGATACTGCCACATTCGAGGAAATTTTCAAAGATGATAAAACAAAACATATACGTCAGAATATACATAAAATGTATATGCCAACACAGCGCCATATCTTATCCATCGCTAAAGAGCTAGGATTTATTTTAAAAGGAAAAATAGATTTAGTACCTGTTCAATACGAATACCAATATCTATATGTTTTATACAAACCTGAATAATGAATATTATGAAAATTTTAACATAATATTTATCTTCTTCTTTTCTTTTTCTTTGTTTTTCGTCTTTTACCTCCTGACAAACCACGCATTAATTCTGCCTGTCTGGTTTCCCTTGTTTCTGGTGCAAATCTGTCCCGTTGTCGTTTTTCATGTGCGGCAATTGCACCAGGATATCCCATGTGCATCATTTTTACCATCGACTCCTTATCGCGCGCTTTTCTTTCCATTCGTTTCTGTTTTTTTCTTTCTTCTTCTGCATCATTACATTTTTTAATACATGCATTTAATTCTGCTTTTTTTCCTCCTCTTTTTCTTCTCTTTGTTTTGCGTTTTTTATATTTACGTGTTTTCCTTCTTTTACGACGTTTTCCTCCTCTACGAAGACTTACTAAATGTTGTTTATGTTGCTGTTCTGCTCTTGTTTCCGCAATCTCCTCACATTTTGCCGCGCCAATTAAGCTGGTTAAAGTTTGTTTAATATCATTATATGTCTTTTCATCCGGCACACTTAATGAAGCAACAGTATTTCCAAATCTGCTTCCTAAATCAATACGATTTGGTTTTGCTGCTGGCATACCCCACATAATTTTTTTTTTGGATCTTATACATTGATTATCTTTCCAATAAACTATATTGCCGAACCTTTCTCTAAACCCCAATCCATCGTTAACCATTATCCTTACTGTTGGTGTTGAATATAACATTTTACCTTTTTCAATTGTAAGTCTGGTTTTAGGAAACCATTTCATCATCATAGTACTTTGACCTTTATCATATCCTTTTCTAAAAGAAACATTCTCAAATGTTGTTGATGTCATTATATTATAATTAGAAATTAAGTTAAATTATCTGATAATTATTACCCTTTCAATATATGATTCTTTACGCATTATTAGGATTAGTTATTTTTTATTTACTCTTTTTTGCATTCATTAAGATTCGATTTCGTTTTTGGTCCACACAACCAGTATTTCATCTATATAATTTGTTTTATTGGCTATGGCCCTGTGGTATTATTCAACATGGACAACCTCTTAAAACAAAATTTTATGAACCAAAAATCATAACAACAAAATTTGCTGATGTTTCAACTGAAAAAAAGACACTATTCTACACATTTATTAAAGCACATTTCTTAAATAATAAAAAGGAACAATATAATCCACCAAAATTTGCAGTTTTGGATTATTTTAATGCGCATAATAGAATTTCTCATCTTTCTCTCCAATTTGAGTTATTACCAACCCCAAACAAAGGTTATTTATCAGATAAAACTGCTACCAAAATTGTTTCAGCAATGACTTCTAGACCTTTAAATGCAATTTTAAACAATAATGAAGTTAAGGTAGATTATGTTGACTTTTTATGTGTTCATAAAGATGACAGAAAAAAAGGATTGGCTCAAAAGATCATTTATTCGCACTATTACAATGCAAGAAAAGATAAAGCAGGACCAGTATTTTTATTTAAACGTGAAGGTATTATTAATTTTATTGTACCACTAACTGTTTATAATGCTTATGTTTTTCCATTAAAATATTTAAAACAACCCAATTTAGAATTACCTAATAATATTGTTTGTCATTTAATAAATGATGCTAATTTTTCACTATTTTCACACTTCTTTGAAGAGATTAAAAAGAATTTCAAATGTTGTATTACACCAGAACAATCACATATTAAACATTTGGTATCAAAAAAGTTATTATTTATTTGTTTGATTATGGAAAATCAAATACCAATAGGGATATATATTTATAGGTCTCCTTTCACTAGCTACAAAGGAAAACAAAGTATTGAATGTATTGCATCTTATTATAAAATTGGTTATTATGATGTATTTATCAAATCCTTTCGTAATACTATGGTTTTAATCAATCATAAATATCCTGTTGATATTTTGATTATGGAAAATATATCTAATAATAATGATATTATTAACCATTTACTCAAAACAACGCCTGTGTTGTGGAAGTGTCCAATGGCATACTTTTTGTATAACTTTGCTTACAGACCATTCTTTTCATCAGATGTATTTTTAATTAATTAATTCCTTCTTTGTTTAGAAATGAATAGAAAACTTCTAAATGAAGCTCGAAAAGCTATGTCGCGGAAAAAAAATTTACGAAATATAATATTTAAGAATAACAAATCTAAACCTTTAGACCTAATGTAAAACTTTCCAATAAAAATCGCAATTAGAATAGCCTACCACCAGATAAAGAAATTATTAATAGATTAAAATCTTTATCTAAATAAATTATCTTGTGTATTTTCCTGCTCTTGCAAAAGAATCTACAACAAAAATTACAAAAACGCCTAAAAATAGATACAAAACTAACTCCTCTGTAACATTATCCGTTTTTTCATCTTGTTGTTCTTCCAATAGATGAATCATATAATTTAGTTTTGTCATTAATGCGTCTTTATTAGTATGTATATCTTCTTGTGAACCCTGTAGTTGGGTATAATATGGTACATATTGTTTGTAATAATTATCTGCTGTAATGTCGCCCAATTGAGCAAAACTTTCTACACCTACGGGACTACTCTCGTCTTTCTCGGCATCAACCAAGGCTTTGTTCTGCAATGGTGTTTCTTGATATTTGTTACTGTAAGAATCTTTTGATATATTACTTGTTGGGGGTGTTAAAGGATTAAAATTTGCCAAATCACATTCATCATCGCTGCTATCATCACATTCTCTGCGAGATGGAACATCTCGATCACCACCATACAATCCTTCTTTCCCTTGTGGTTGAGTTGCTGATAAACTGTTTAGCAAATTATCAATTTTAGATGATTTTTTTTTGTGCCTTTTTCTAAGTGTACGACAATGTTTTTTTGTTTTTGATTGTTCTATATTTTTTGATTCATTATTATCTATAAATGAAAAACCAAGAGCTGACATACTTATAAAGAAAAGAGATAATTTTTTAGTGAATGTTCCTAAAAAAATATCATTTAATGTATATAGAATGAAAACTTATGTGGAATTAGGATTAGCAGCATTATTGGCTGTTCTTGTTTATGAAAGACCTAAATTTTTAGTAAATACAGCAAATACCACTTTAGGAATAGTTATTATGATTGTTATTGTAGGATTACTTGCTAAACAATATGGTATAAATGCCGGTCTTTTAGCAGCAATTATTATGATATTACTACAAGAGTCTCATAGAGAAGGTTTATCTTCAATAAATGACAAAAAAACAAATAGTGAAAAAGGAATATTAATCTCGGATGCTGTAGGAGGAAAAAAAGGCGCCTCTTATGCTTCATCTAAGGATTGTGGTCCTTCTGAAAAAACCCGTAAAAAGGCAAAAGATGAATTTGGTAGACTCAAAACTCGTGATGATGAAAATCCGTATTCAGATACTCTAACACAGGAGCAATCGCAATTACACGATTCAGGAACAATTGAGAAATATACCAATATTAATGCTAGTTTACAACCATCACAGTTCCCAGTTACAGGCACTGATCAAATTGGATTATCGCGTATGTTAAAAATCAATGCATTAAATGCTAAAATGTCGGCATCTCAACAAGCTAACGGGTGTACAAATAATGGTGGTGGAATTGCATTTTAAATTAACTTCTAAAATATATTATATGAACAAGTTGTTTATTTTTTTAATTATACTTATTTTCGGATCTGTTATTTTCAGTTGTAAATTGAGTAACAAAGAACCTTTGACCAATTGTCATACTCTTCGCTGTGAAAAAAATAAATATTCGGCAACATCTATGAAAAATACAATAAGTAATAAACTCACTACATCTTCATCTGGTTATATTTCAAATATTAAAGATTATCTCGCAAATTTCAAAGAAAAATGGTTATAAAATTTAATCTCTTTTTATATTAAGTATGGTAAAGAGAACTACAAAAAAATTTATAAATGGACCAATCCCGTTTATAGATAAAATAAGATATCATTTACACACATTAAATACACATCCTTTATTTATTGGACTCATGGTGATTATGTTAAATATTGGTTCAAAGTATATCACTATCAAATTAAGCAAGTCGCAGGAACAATATATTAAAAATTCTTTAGGCAGACAGTTTCTGATTTTTGCTATAATGTGGTCTGGAACACGAGATATTGTTTATGCTATTTTACTTACTGGAGCATTTGTTGTAATGGCAGATCATTTGTTTAATGAAGATAGTCAATACTGCATTATACCAAACTATTTAAGAAACTATGCAAAGGTTGTTGATACGAATGATGATGGATATGTAACTGCTAAAGAAGCGGACGATGCTATTCAAGTATTACATAAACTCAAGAAACAAAAACAAAAACAAGTATATTTAAGATATCATCAAGCGTAAAATGATTAGATATAACTTTTATAATAAAATAAAAGTTATATATAAGTACAATATGGCTACCTTATTACAAATAAACGGACTAACACCTATGCCACCACCACAAGGTCCGGGTCAACCTCCACAACCAACTCCGGCTCAACTAGAAACAGCAAAAAATGAATATAATGCTGCAGAAAATGGCGATGGACAACCTTTACCACCACCATTTACTTATGGAAAAATATATAATAATGCTGGGGATAAAATAGATAAACTACACGAGGCACCGAATTTATCTAGAAAAGAATTACAACAACTAATGCAAGATTTACCAAAACCAGATACATTATTACAATTACCAGCTCCTCCTATTGGTGGTGTTCCCGTGCCCCCGGCTCCAGAAGCTCCGACTTCGTTCTTAGATATAGCTCGCCAAACATTAAGAAAAAGAAGAAGGAGAAAATTAGGTAAAAAATTAAATGAAAGGGTTATTAATAGAGCAACTCGCCGACCTGCCAGTAAAGCTCAAAATAATTATGAGTTACTTATTGAATTATCCACAAATGTTACTGGAAAACATACTATTTTTTATTCTACAAGAATGACCAAACAAGACCCAAAACAAGGTCCACTTACACCAAAACAACAACAACAACAAAGTTTCGGTTTACCAGGTAATTATGATTTCCCAACTATTGAACGTACTGATAAATCAGCTGCATATACTAATCCACGAGACAAAAATAATAAAAAATGGACTGATATTAATAGTGAATTACAAAAATGGTTAGATACGCACTTTCATTCTGGTAATGAATTAGCATTTCCAAATCCATTATATCCTCCTACAATGATTAGAGGACAATTTAATTCTAATTCTCAACATGATAAAATTTTTAGGATAAGTGATTTTGAATGGCAATTTTTACCTAAAAACCTCGATAATCTTACAGGTCCTTTTAAATTTTATATTACAAATAATTTGGCCAATTTCCAAGATACTAATTTATATATTATATTGAAAGTGAAACTTACAGGCAAATATAGAAAGGGAAATAAGATTAATCCTACTCGCACTTTACCTACCACAAAACCTATAATAAAAAAAGGAAAACTTAAAAGAGCATCCTCTTTATGTAGTAGTCAATTAACAAATATTAAAAACATTGCTATGGATAAGTATCATTCAGCTCCGGGTTTATTTATAGATTCTACATCAGAAAAGTTTGAGAAAAAATTTAAAAAAGCTACACAAAGTAATATTGTTGCTGCTAATATAAAGTTGTATTATAAAAATAGAAAAAAAGCATTGGATTATTGGGAGCAAGAATATTATTGCAGACAATCTGTAAATTTTAATGCAGGAGTAACCGCAGGATGGCCACACATTGATCCAAATCCTTCTCGTTTTCCATTTGATCCGTGGACTTTACAACCAGCAATTGCTTTGACATCAAAATCGGTACAATATCCAAATGGATTGGCTGCTGGTAGTGTTGATGCAACTCCTAATTCTGCGCCTATGAGAGCATGGTATAATCCACAGCCCGCACCTTTTAATAAACCACCATGGCCTCTTCCATTTTCACCATTAGGAATGTCATTAAAGCCATTAATGGTGATTATTTTATTTAAAAGATTAAATAAATTTATAAATGATCCCGCAGGACTTCCCGCGGGTCCTATACAAAATGCCGCGCAAGATTTACAAGCTATTTTGGTTCAAGGAAAATTACCACGATTAAATACCTTATCACTTGATCAAATCCAAATTTTAATCGTATTGTATCAATATGTATTATATAATCCTTTTGATATTAATGATGAAGAAGATCTTCCTCGTATTTTGACACCTTGGGAACCTTACCCTGAATTACCAGCTCCTGTTGCACGAACAGACGGGATAGTAGTACACTTTGGAACATGGTTGGTTAAACCAAATAGAATGCAATATGCAATACCCGTTGATACTGGTATTGCTCCCTGGGATCCGACCGCAGCTGGTTATGTTGATCCCCCTTGGCCAATACCCCCAATTCAAGCACAAGCGGCGCGACCACGAGTAACTTGGCAGCAAATCAAAAAAAATAGATTTTATAGAAAAGAAGCTATAAAATGGGCAAAATGGATGGTTTTGACAAATCCTTTCACTATCCCAGGTTTTCCAGTATATGATGATTATATTTATTTATTGCAAAAATATAAATTTTTTAAATTATCTGCCGCGTCAGATGTTCCACGACCTGAAACTGCATTAGTAGGCAATGAAATTAACACGCAATTTATTTTACCAGATGGGATAGTAGCGGTAAATAAAAGTGCGTTTCGAATAAATAGAAGTGGGCTTCCATTATGGACATTGCCAAGTAATGATAATCGAACACCTCAATATATTAATCCATATGCTGCGGTATCTCTGCCAGCAGGAGCTCCTGGTGGATGGAGACCTGCTAATTATTTAAATCTACAAGGTCCTCAAATGAGTCTGAATAAATGGTTATTTGTAGGTCCTCCGAGCGGTAAATATCCTAAACAAGTATGGCCAGAAAATAATATGCGGCTTCATGGAAATAATGTGTTTCTCCCACTAGAAGACTCTCATACAGGACCAATACGAAAACGAAATTTTCTTTTTCAAAGTTGGCACGGTGGTAGACGAAAAAGAACTATGCGCAAATACAGAAAGAAACGCAAGAATAAAACCTTAAAACGAAGAAAACGCTGTAAAAAATAATCAATCAGTTTTTATCTTTCAATGTTTTTTCTAATTCTTCTATACGCTTTGTTAAAATTTCCATATCTTCAATACTTCGTTTTTCTCTTTCTACTTCTGGATAATCAATATCATACCACCAATAATAAACACCTCTTGCGCCATTATAAGTAATTTTTACTACATTAATGCCTAAATCTACAGCTTCATATAATAAATATCCTAGAACCATATATATAAAATAAATATATTATGTATATGGCTTTTATAATTCATGAAGATGATGAAGATCGCGTTTCTTTTTATACTAGAACGGATGAAGGAAAAATATATGTTTCTACAGAGTATATACAACGTGGTAATTCAACTAAATTAAATTATTTCATAAATCTATATATGTTTCCAAAAAAACAAATACCCATTTTGTTACAAAATAAAGTTACTGAAAAAAAGGCACTGAAAAAAAAGAACTCATGTTTTTGGCGTTAAAAGTCGGTAGACATTTTGAGTTTTGGACATTTTTAAAATGTCCAAAATGAAAATCTGAGTATTTTTTTATAGTTGGTTTTTTACACATTTAGGAAAACTCTCCCAAATTGTAGCAAGGAAAAAAACAAAACCTGTTTTTTTAGTACTACATCCACTTTTTTTTTTGTTTTTGAATAAAAACAATTTAGGCATTTTTATATGTTTCATATATAAAATGCACAAGCAAAAAAAAATGCGTGAACAGAAAAAATCAATTGTAGAAAAGAAAAATTTAAAATTTAAATGTGAATTATGTGACTTTTATACGAGTAAAAAATCAAATTTTATGACACATATTGCCACAAAAAAACATATTATAAAAAAATCACATGAAACACAAAAATCAATGCTTTTAAAGCAAAATGAAACAAAAAAAACAAGCACTATGTCATTACAATATGTATGTAAAAATTGCAAATGTAATTTTAACAGTCGTACTACACTGTGGAGGCACAAAACCAAATGTGATATGAAACAAAATAATTCTATTTGTTTGTTTGTTTGTGAAGGATGTCATTCACGATTTAATAGTATAGCAAATTTAATGAATCATAAACAAGATTGTAGTAGTATAAATGTAATAAATCAAACAAATGAAAAAATAAATATCGAAGAGTTAAAACATAACTTGAAAATTGAGAAGGTAGACGATAGTTCTACAAGTGCAGACCAATTATTAAAACTATTACCAAAACTTACAGATGCAATGATTAAAATAGCAGAAAGACCAGCAAATGTAAATAATAACTGTACTAATAAAATGACAATTAATATGTATTTAAATGAAGAGTGTAAAGATGCAATGAACTTAACTGATTTTGTAAATAAAGTACAAATATCCTTAGATGATTTGATGTACACGCAACAGCACGGTTATGTAAAAGGTATTAGCAATATATTTGTTAAACAATTACAGGATATGGATCCAAAAGAAAGGCCTATTCATTGTAGTGATAAGAAACGTATGCAATTTTATGTAAAAGAAGAGGATAAGTGGGAAAAAGATAACCAACATTCGAAAATTGATAATTCTATAGCTAAAATTACACATAAACAAATATTAAAAATAAGAGAGTGGGAGGATAAACACCCCAATTTCTTAGAAGATGATAAGTTGACTCATATTTGGCAAAAAATGTGTTCTGAAACCATGGGTGGAGCACAAGATGCTGAACGAAACAAAAATTGTATAAATATTAAAAAACAAGTTTCAAATATTATTGAAGTTAAAGATGCTATGAAAGATTAACATTATTTTCTGCGCGTTTTTTGTTTTTTTATAAGTCGTCTCTTACGAGTTTTCCTCTTTTTTCTTCTTCTTCTTCGTTTTTTGCGGCTTTTTTTACCACCTTTACTGAGTTCTTGTTGCCACTTATTAAGATTACTTTTACGTTGTATATTTATATTTTGCATTACTCCTGTTTTCTCGTTTACTTGACCCTTCTTGGCCCAATGATATAAAAATGTATCTATAATAATATCAATATCACTCTTTTCTTCATGTGTAGCACAATCTATATTTGTATTTAATAAGGGATTTCTATTATAAGTACCCAGTGTTAATTGATTTAATATATATAAAACTAAAGCGTGGACATATCTTTTATTTTGAAGAAATTTTCCTGGCTGACTGGATTTTATTAATCTGGATGATCGTATGCTCAATGGCAAAGTGGCAATTATACCATCTGAACCATCTAGTTTATTATGTGATAATAATAATACATCAATACCGAAACCAGAACAAACTCCAATATATTTCTGTGGTCTAGTAGTTATAGGTTGATTACAAAGATTTATTAGTTGTTCTATAAGAGCAGATAATTATTCATTTTTAATTTTTAATGTTTCGCCTCCGCCACCCATACCAATTACTGGGGCGTTGGTGTTATTAATATTTTCAATTTCCCTAGGACCTGTATGTGGATATATAAGTGATCCACTCCAATTCCAAGAACTTCCTTGCTGTAACACATCTACAAATGAACTTGCTTGTTTAAAAAAACGACATAATTGTCTTTTATAAGAATCTTTAATCGAACATAGATTTAAAACTGCTATTACGATATAAGTATATTTTTCACAATTATTTGTTGATTGTATAATTACATCAAATATTTTTCTGATTGTTTCGAATGATGTTCCCAATGCTTCATATTCTATATTTTTACCACTATTAATAGCAGCCCTAAGATTTCTATATGTGCTGGCAGCTCCACCACTAGTTTTAATTGTTTTTATTTTTTCCTGTTGTTTTGCAGAAAATTTGAGATTTTGATAAGTAGGACTATTTAATATTGTATTTAATGTTGGATTAATAATAGGTTGTTTTTTAGTAAATGATTGGAAATCGGTTTGCAAATTTTTTTTTCGTTGTTTAGTCCTCTCTTGTGGATCCTCTAAACCTAAATTCTGTTCTCTCATTAGTAGTTGCCGAATTTTCTCTGCTTTATTTGTAGGACTAAATTTCGTGTAAGTTCTATCTTTATCATTAATGGCGGTTCCTGATCTCGTATATAAGTATAATTCATCCATTTTTTTTAAAAAGTTTTTTTTTTCTTTATCAGAACTTGTATTCCACACTGTTTCTGTCCACAGATTTGGTCGTACGGTATGAAAGAGTTTTCTAACGGCAATTTTATAATTTTTATTAGAAGAAACTTGGTGATCATGCGATACTTCAATTGATACCCATTCATTATTTCGAACTGCAGCAGAATTTAGTAACTTACAATACTCCCTTGCTCGGTTAAATCCGCTAGTTTTTCCTGAGCCTTGTAATCCTAAACCTAAAATTAGAAATCTTACTTTTTTATTATTTTGTATAAAGTTTGTTCTATTCTCGCTTTTATCAGCTGATAGATTTCCGCAATTTTCTTTAAAAATTCTTTCTCTCAACCTTATTCCTTTTTTAGTATCGGATCTACCATCATCAAACATTTCATTTATATAGAATTGATTGTTATTAGGTGTTTGTTGAGCCATTATATATATTAATATATAATGGGATTAAAATATCTAAAGGTTTAAACTAATTGTAGTTTTTTCAGAACGCGGTTTTCGCTTTGATTTTCTAGGAATATCTAAATTAGACGATTTCATATCTTTAAGATCTTCTACACTTATTGTACTTTTATTTTCTGGTTTCTGTATATTCACACGTTTTGTTTTTAGTCCAGATAAAATCTCATTAATATCTCCAGGTCCTTTCATTTCGGGTCTAGCTCTTCTGACCGATTTTTTAGTATTAACTGGTTCGAACTTTTCTTCCATATTAATAGCATCATCAAAATGAGCTATTCCTCTGGACATACCAACATCTGGTCTTCCTCTCATATTTTGTGGCATGTGTGGTGGTTTTCTTCTCATCTGAGATGGTGGTCCTGGGGGTCCCGAGGCGGGTGCTTGCATGGGAGGTCCTCCCATGACCCCAGACATAAATCCCCCGAATCCAGGATTTTCTCTACTCATACTATTAACTGCGGCTTGTGTAAATTGTTGCATTAACTCCGGATTTTGTCTCATAATATCATCCATCCCAGGCATTGATGATTTAAACATAGTATTGGTCATATGTAACATTGCAGCGCTTCCACCTAACATAAATAGTAATTTTAATTCTGGTGCCATTTTAGCTTTGCCGCCGTACTTTTCATGTAATTCTCCAAATACATCATCATAATCATCTAAATTCTCACTTACAGATTCTCCCCAGCCATCCAATTTAATATCGAATGGATCAAATTTTGCATTAAGAAATTCAATGGCAGATACAGCAGCCATTAACATTTTTCCTTGGAATTTAACTGAATTATTTTTTTCCTTTTCTTGTTTAATCATTTCATATTCCCCTTGCATTTCTGCTAATGGACTATCCATATTGTATTTTTTCGTTAATTGAATACCTTTCTTTTCTAATGCTTCCAATTTTCGTAATATTTTTAATTTTTCTCTTAATATTTGCTCATTAGAAAGCTGTGGAGTTTTTGGTACTGCTTTTGTGGGATCAACCGGTATTTCATTGAATTTTTTAAAACCATCCCAAGTTTTTTCATTTTTTGGATTTTGAGCAGTAGCTGCTCCTAAAGCAGGATCACCAGCAGTAGTGGTTGTAGGATTTGCAGAAGGAACATTTACTTTTTCAGTTACATTTAAGGTAATACCTTTAACTGCGGTACTATCGTTTGACGGAACATTTCCAAACATAGCAGCTGTTGCTTCTTTTCTACTTATATTAGAGGTTGATGATTTGATAGTATCGTTTAAATTAATATTTGCATCTAAAGATTCTAAATCAGATAATTTGATGTCCGATTTCGGAGATGATGAACGTCGTTTATCATTCATTAACATTTCAATACCAGGTCCAAAATTAACACTTTTTTTTGGAGTATTGGTATCATCTAATGGTGGCAAATTGTTTAATTTAATAGTTCCAATATCTCCAACATTTGATGTTGATAATTTTGGCTCTGTGGGTGTAATATTAATAACCTCATTCATTATGATTAAACTAGAACTTTTAATTTTAAGTAAGACGCAATTAAATTATAATTTATTTATTATTTTATGATAATTTATATTTAATATACCAAATACCTTGTAAAAAAGAGTCTGCTAAATCATCTTTCTTCTTGTGTTCTATAAAAATAGGAATCCACGCATCTAAATTATTATTTTTTTCCAATATTTCTTGTGTCACCTTAATACTTAATTTTTTTCTTTCAGTGTATTTGGTTTTCTTTTTGGTGAGATAATCCTTTAATTTATTGGATGCGGAAATTTCTTCAATGATTGGACATCCTTTTTCTATAAAATGTTGCATTATCATTCCTTGCAATGTTTTCATTCGTAAAGCTAAAGGTCCGATTTGATTTTCAATAATAACTCGATCTACGGTAATATCCTCTAATAAATTCTCCAACCCAGATTTCATTCTCTGTCCATATGTAACCATATTTATATTTGCCGTTTTAATTGAGGGGACAAAAGACAGATAATTTTCCTCTAATTCCTTAAATATTGCTTCCTGATAGTCTATTTTTTTTATTTTTTTCTTTTTGACATCGTGTATAATGTCGTATTTTTTGCAAATATGTTTTAGACTATCAATCTTTGCTTTTTTAATATAAACTTGTTTAAGTTCATTGGTGGGTATCTTAAAATTTTGTTTTTTGGCATGTATTTTACAAAAATATTGAGAATTTTTATGATATTTTGCATTTTTTTCACAAGATTTGTTTTTTTTAATAATTTTACCACAACATTTATGATTTTGTTGATGGCATAAATCAATAATGCCCCATTTCTCAATATTATATTCTGTATCAACTGTAGTAAAAAGACAATATGCTAAAGATTTCATTCCAACATCTATACTCAATATCTTCATTATTACATATCAATAGTATTTAATTTTAAATACTATTTGAAATGGAATTAGTATTTAATTAAAGTTTGGTAGATTAAGCATTTGTGCCTGGGACATGATGGGAGCAACTAATCGAGATTCTAATGCTTTTGATGATATATATAAGTTTTTAAGATCTGAATTTTGATATCCGAATGGTTTTGATTGATCTGTACAAGATTTAAAAATATATTTATTAGGACATTTGACAACATTTCTATCTTTATAATTTTCCCAACAGGCGCAACAATTGTCACAAGCTTCTAATTGATTTTTAATAATAATATTATCAGCATTTTTGATTAAATACTGTCGATATTGATAATTATTAGTAATTCCAACTTGTTTTTTAAGTGCCTTATTAATGGTACACGCAGGCTCCCAATTGGTAGCCCATTGTCCATCACTCATCAATGCTGGAAATCCAGGATGAATATTATTTGATCCTTTATAGCAAGTACCCCAACTCATTTTATATTAGACTAATATTATTTTCTATTGACTGGTTACTAATAATTCAATAAGTTTATTTTTTCGGAGACCTTTATAATTAATAAATCCTTTTTCTTCTGCAAGTTGTTTTAACTCTTTAACGGTTCTTTCTTTCAAAGGTTTATCATCTTTAACTTCTATTTTTTTTACTATGACTTCTTCTTGATGTTCATCAGCATCATATTCTTCTTCTTCTTCTTGCGTTTCTATTTTTTGTTCATCTACTTCTATCTCATCATTGTTTACCTCTTCTAAAGTAATCATATCATTCATATTTGTTTCTTCAAAATCACTAATATCATCTAAATCATCTCCGGCTTCGACTTTAAGAGATTCAATTTCCGCTCCTGATAAACTAATCGATTTTATATTTTTTGCAACTACATCTTCTTTAATTTGTAAAGGCCCGTCTTCTTCTTCTTCATCATCACTAACTTCATCGCTATCTGAATCGTCTGATTCATCATCATCTGAAACATTAATTAAGTTTGTTTCTGCCTGGGATTCAGCACCTCCCCTTTGTGTATCTTGAAATGCTGTTGTAGGTACATTTTGATGAATAATTTTATTTTGTTCGTATTCTTGAATTAATTGAAACATTAAATCTACTTTTTGTTCCATTCTACTAATTCTATTTCTGAAATATAAAAATAAAATGACACAAGTCAAACAGGTCACTCCTAAACTAATCAAAAAAAGTCTCATCTTTGTTTATTTTCTACTATTTTTTAATTTATCTAAATAAACGAAATTATAGTTTATTGATAATTTGATTAGCTTCGTCCAAAATTTTTGTTGGGTAGTTTAATTGTTTTAAAACTACTATTCCTCCTTTAATTTTTGAGATACCTTTTACCATTTTATAAGAATATTTTGGTATATAATCTTTGATAGTTGTCTCCATATTACAGTTAGTAACTTGAGTATGTTTTCTAAATAATTTACAAAGACGAATATAATGCGTTGTTAACATAAATCTTATATTGGGATTTTCAGTTATAAAATTCAAATAACTATAAGCTGTAGCAACTGCTTCATATGGATTCGTTCCCGAATATAATTCGTCAAAAATGCAAAAATGTTTTTTATTTTTATGTTGTTCTATACATTTTAAAATATCAACACAACGTCTAGCTTCTGCTTGAAATAAACTATCTCTTGCATTCGTATCAGGTATATTTAAATAACAATGTATAGAATGAAACGGAGTTATATAACCTCCTTGATGAAAACCATATCCTATTTGTTGTGCTAATAATACATTAATGACAGTTGTTTTTAATAAGGTTGTTTTTCCAGCTGCGTTGGGTCCTGTTATAATTATGTTATTGCTCATATCAACTGTATTTTCCACAATATTATCAGAAATACAAGGATGATATGCGTTTTTAATATGCAATTTGACTTTCTTACTTTTCTTAATTTTGATTTTATTAATTTGTTGAAGTTTAATATTAGTGTTTATTCCCTGAATACATTCTATGTATCCATTAAATCCGAATGTAAATAATAATAGATTTTGTATTTCTGGGTTTGTTTGTAATATGTAAAATTCTTTCATAATTTTTCCCATAGATGCGAATTTATGTGGATTTAATGTGGTTAAAGGAATACTATTAATAATATTTGATAATTTTTCAATATGATCTAATTTATTGTTAATATAGTCTTTATATGCTGTATGAGATTTCAAGGGTTTGATTAATGTTAGATAGGTTTTCATTTGGGATTTAGTATGTTCTAAATATAGCTTTAATGATCGGAATGTTTGATTTATTTGTTTTGTATTTAAATAAAAATGATAACAGGCTAAACCATTTTGATATATTTGATATACATACATCCCACAACACATTATTAAATATATACGTTGCCCCCACGATAAAGAATCAAATCTGGTAAATAGTTGACCCATACTATGTCTATCTAATTGTTGTTGTAAAACTAGCACATATTGTTCGATTGTTATTGGTTTTTTTAGTACTTTAAGAATTAAAAATGGTATAATTAATAATATTACTGGTGCTAATAAACTTAGAAAGGGTGATACTGTTTGATAAAATGTAAGAACTGCTAAAAACATTTCCGATTTATTTAAAAATTCAAGTTTTTCCCATTCTATATATTGAAATTTTTCAATAAAATTATCCATTGTTTTGATATCGGTCCAATTTTCCCAACATTTTTCTATTATTGGGTTCGGTGGTAATAAATTACTTTTACCAACTGAATTATATAGTTTTTGTGAATCTTTTAAAAACTCTGTATTTGTTGTATAATATTTACACCATTTATCAAGTAATTCCTGTCCTATTTTTGATGACGGTTTAAAGGTTTTATTATATATATTTTTATTTGATCCAACCTGTTTTAATAACTCTAAATCTGTATATAAGTTTTCGAAAATTTCTTGTTTTTGTTTATCAAATTCTATTGGAAGAAAAAAATTTTTATTAATTTCTTTAATTAACATTAAAGAAGTTAGAGAAATTAAGTCTTAATATCCGACGAGTTTATACATTGTTAAGATGATTTGCCCATTCTGACGGCATCTCACTAATTTGAGTACTGTAAAAGTCTTCAAAATGTTTCAACTTAGCTCCGTCATGTCGCGTAATAAAGTTAATAGCAATGCCTTTTCTTCCCCATCTACCAGAACGACCGATGCGGTGAAGATAAGTATGTTCGCTTTTCGGTACATCAAAATTAATAACAACGCTGACTTGTTGAATATCAATTCCTCGTGCAAATAGATCTGAAGTAATTAGTACTCTACATCCCCCATTTTTGAAGTCTTGGTGAGTTGCTTTTCTTTCATCTTCATCCATTTTTCCATGGATTTTCTTGACGGGAAAGTTATCTTGAATCATTGCTTCTTCTAAATCATCTACCCGGCGCGTAGAATTGCAATAAATAATTGCTTGTGAAATTGTTAAACCATCAAATAAATCTTTTATTGTAGCGTATTTATGCTCATCGCTATCAAGTCTAATATAATATTGAGCTATACCTTGTAGTGTCAGTTGTTCTGCCTTAACTAAAATTTTAATAGGATTTCTCATGAATCGTGTAGTTAATTGTTCTAAAGATTCAGGTACAGTAGCGCTAAACAGTCCAATTTGGATGTCATTATGCATATACTGGAAAATCTTATAAATCTGATCTTTAAATCCAGCGGAAAGCATTTCATCTGCTTCATCTAGTATAATAAGATCAATTTTATCAGTCTTAAGATATTTTCTACGAATCATATCATGTACCCGACCAGGTGTTCCTACAATGATATGTGGTGGGTCTTCGTCTAATTTAGCTCGGTCACCATCAACCGATGTCCCCCCGACAAGTAGTTGAACTTTAATTTTTTCAAAGCGTCCAATATCCGTGATTACACCCTTAATCTGACTGGCTAATTCATGTGTTGGTGCTAAAATAAGAACTTGAGTAGAATGTAGTTCATGATTTATAATTTGAAGTGCACCTACACCAAAACATGCTGTTTTTCCCGTTCCAGATTGCGCTTGTGCAATAATATCACGACGTTTTCCTTTATGTCCTGGTTGAACAAGAGGAATAAGTCCTTTTTTTTGAATTGGACTAGGTTTTTCAAACCCAAAAGCATAAATACCTCTAAGTAAAGCCGAACGAAGATTTAGAGTAGGATCATCCCACTCATTAATTTCTGTGTAAGTATGGTTGGTCTTTTCGGACATCTATATATGAGTAGCAGTATGCTTTTAAGTTTATTGTATTATATTGTTTTCAATTTTTATTATCTACATAAAAATTGATATAAATATACCCTGTTAGGTAAATGCAATACACCATGACTTCAATACTGGCTGACCATCAATATGATTTAAGACATTTTCCAACGGCAAATCAAATAAATGTAAATAAATTTTTAGCGCAAAATGTTATCGATAAAATAAATAATTTAGCTTCTTTGGTGGGAGCCCCCACTTATCAAAAAACACCTGTTTTTAAACATGCGCGGCCTCGTAATAATAGACCACCTCGTCAAAGACAAGTGATCTCGGGTGCAGATTGGGCCGAAATCCGAAATTTTAAAACAACAGAATTAACTAAAAAAGAAGAAGGAGTTGATAAAGACATTGATGAATTGCGTGGATTACTTAATAAACTCACAAGTAACAATTATGAAGATATGGAAAAAAATATAATGAAATCTTTGACCACTATTATTGGTAAGAATTGTAAGGAAGAAGATTTGGAAAAGATTGGTGAAGCTATATTTGAAATTGGTAGTATAAATAAATTTTGGTCTGCGCTATATGCAAAATTATACAAAACTATATTGAGAACATTTCCAGCAATGAATGAAATTTGTAAAAAGAATTTCAATAATTTCCTATCACTATTCAATAATATTCGTTTTATAAGTGCAGAGGAAGATTATGATGAATTTTGTAAAGTTAATAAAGAAAATGAAAAACGAC